AATCATATAGTCTTTAATATAACATCTCTTTATAATTCTTTTTATATAATGTAAATTAGTATAAATAGTGTCTTTAATATCTTCACCAAATAAAACATATTTTTTGTTGTTATGCGCTTTTATAATATATCTATTCATTATAATCACCCATAACTATTAAATCATAAATATTTATTTGTGTCAATAAATATTTATGATATTTTCAGCATTTTCTCGACCTGTGCTCTCCACCGAACTGGGACATCCGTTAGGGTCATTTCTTTCGCAATAATACGCTTGTAAAAAATCTTAGCCATTATCCTCACCTCCTGCGATAAGTTCAGCAAGCTCACAGAGAGCAGCATTAACATCATCCATGTCCTGTGCTTGCTTTTCCTGCGTGAGTTCCAGCGCAGACTTCTGAGCCAGTTTCATGCGAATAACGTCCGCGCCGTCCATCTGACTCAGCGTCAGTGATACAGGCAGTGTAAAGTTGAGCTGCACCGATGATTCTCCGTTGTCCTCAACGGTAATTTCTGACGTTGCATTGCTGTCCTGCCAGATTGCCTTTGCCTCGTCAAGCGTCAACTCGTCCGCCGACACTACAAGTTCCAGCGTTTTACGCTGAGCAGACTGATACGTTTCAGTGCCACCGTATACAGCTATCGTATCAAGCTGTTTGCCGTTATTAAAAGTTACCAAAGTTACCATAGTAAACCTCCTTATTGCTGGTAATGATATTGGCTGTTATAGGAATCCGGATAAGTGATAGTTATATCCGCTGTAATCTTTGTTACATTTGGTCTAGTGGAAAATGATGATGAATACGACGAACATGCCTGCAAACAGAAATAGTAGGTTCCCGGCTCAAGCTGCATGTTTGCAAAGACACCACAGGACTGTGGGGATTTTTTTAGTTTCTGAAAATACGACACATAATCAGCCATCGTAAAAGAAGCTCCGTCCTTTTTAAATGCAATGAGCTTACACATGCCATACCTTGAGGACCAAATGCTGCTAAACGAATTAATGGTCAATCCAACAACTGTACTTTGCACGAGCTTAAACGGTTTGGAAACAATTGAAAGACGGTCGTTGTCACCTGTGTACTGACCGTAAACGTGAGAGTTTGCATTGAAAACCACGGAAAGCCCATCAGAAGTAGTAGAAATAACTTCTGCGTCAGAATCTGCGGTCGTATCAGCAGTCCACTTTATGTTAGTTGGGTTTGAGACACTGAAAATCTCGAACAATACGCCGCCTTCATTGGAGTGCACTGTATCCTGCTCAACCAATACACCACCATTATTGACTGGCACGGCGGTATGCTCGTATATCACGCCGCCCTCGTTGCTGTAAATCGGCATTTCATCACCCCTCAATCGTGCTTGCCATACCAGCATCCGGCAGGACAATTTGTTGTGGTAGCTGCGGCAGTGCCGCTGGATATTCGGTGTAATCCTACAGTTCCGGCGGCGGTCTGTACCGCCTGATAAGCCGCACTGGCAAGCCCCTTGACCGCGACATTAGCAGCCTTGCCACCTGTGTTGACTGATATAGTACCGTTGGAACTTCCACTCGCAACCGAGCGCACGCCGCTGTTGCTGATAGTCGTGCCAGATATGGATATACCCGTTCCGGCGGAGTATGTCGTGTTTGTATCTGTAAATTTAGCATTGGCAGGCACATCAGATTGAACTGTATGACCATTTATTGTTCCAGCATCACCATTGATATTGAATTTTTGGGTATCTGAATTATAGTTTGCAGGGAAAACAACAGCCCCATTGTCTGAAAAACAAAACCTAAATCCTGCATTACTATATCCATCTACCTCCATGAAATGGTTTCCATCAGGACTAGTAAGTCGTAAGTTTCCTCCCTCAGTATCCTCCCATAACATTGCCTTGTTACTAGGGCTAGTCAGGGCAATGGCAGTGCCGCCATCGCCAATATTTTTCCATTCAGTGAACTCAGACGCATTTGCAATTCGATAAAAAACTCCTCTCTGAATGCCAGAGGTAAACGGGATTCCGATTTGGGTGCCATATCCGTTGTCTATTCGCTGCTGATTTACGATTAGCACATAGTATCTCGAAGTAAGGGAATCTGAAAACTTCATAGAAACACCCTCAACAGAGTAGATGCCGCTTTCAAGGTTAATATTATTTATATCATCAAGCGACTTCAAAACCTTACTCTGAGCGAAATCTGAGGCGCCCATTCCGCCAAGTGTAGCAGCATTTCCGCCGTTTGCCGGAAGGCTTGACGGGATATCTTCTTTAGTAGCAATTTCTTTGTCAAATAACTTACCCGTAGTTTTAGTTATCTCAAAAGCATTACTGCGTGTATCTTCATCAGTGCCATTACCAACAGAAAAAAGCGTATCTGTATTACTTTTATTAAAAGCACCAAAAGCAACCTCATAATTATTACTACTTGCTTTAACTACCTGTCCATGAGCAAATGAACCTTCTTTAGAAGCCTCGCTACCTGTTCCTCCTGCATGCGTAACTATGTTTGAAGCGATAGTCATATAGCCCTCGGCATGAGAGTTGACCCCAGAAGCCGTTGTGTTCATTCCTTCGGCATGTGCTTCATTGCCAGAAGCGATTGTGCTAGAACCTTCGGCATGAGAGCAATCTCCACTTGCTTGGGTATCAAGACCCTCTGCGTGTGAAAAATCATTAGCATGTGTTCTTAATCCTTCAGCGTGAGAGTATTTACCATAAGCATCGTTGTCTTTATAGTTATTAAAGATTTCTGAATTCTCGCCTGTACCAGCTTTGCCAACACCAGTAACTTCATTAGTTCCTAAATATAATCTTTTAGTATCAATTGTATAATAAAAGACATCACTGTCTTTAGTACTTGCTTCATATTCTGCGGCAGTACCACGAAGAAATTTGACCTTATTATCAGCCATTAGGCATTTCTCCTTTCATATTCATAATTTAACAAGGGTAATAACGTTAAATTATTACCCTTGTTAGTATTTTGTTCTTTAGTAATTAAGAAATAGCACCCCAAGTAAGAGCCTCGTCTGCGCCATTAATTTTTGTAGCAAGAGCATCAGCAAGGTTCTCCTCTGCAACAGCCTTGCCAACAAGAGTAGCAGAAATTTCATTGCTTGCAGAAATAGCAACACTTACACCAGTAGTTTCAGCCTTACCAGTATAAACATCGGCTAAATCTTTCACATCAATATATACGGGCGCTGTCTGATTAGCGATAGTCAGTTTAAGATATGTACCATTGGTAAGACCTGTAACGGGAGCGTCATCACTAACAACAATAACTTCACCAGCAGTTACAACTAAATCCTTGGGAATATCTACTTCAAAAGGAGTACCAGTTCCATAAGTAAACTGATAAGTTTTAAGATATCCCTCAGTAGGAGTTTCCTTTACTGTCATTACAAGGTCAGGAACAGTGATTGTACCAACAGCAGTCTCCTCTCCTGCCTTGCCCTGTTTGATAGTCTGCTTAGACTTTTCTCCTGCACCAGCAGTTTCATCAGTGATAGTTACTGTATAATCTACAGCCGCAGGAATTTTAGCAATTTCAGCAGCTACGAAATCCTTAATTGCCTTTACAGAAGCAAGAGCGGTATCAGCAGTAGAATCTCCAATTGTAGCTACTGTTTCAGGAATTACAACTGTAGAAGCAGTACCATCATAATAAGTTACAGACTTATCAGTTGTATTCACATAAACCTTTCCTGCAACTAAAGTAACAGGAAGACTATCAACAACCTCAATCTGGTCTGTATAAGATGTTTCGCCCTTGAAAAGCTGTCCATCAACAAAATAAAGGGTATTAGCGTCCTTAGCAGTAAGACCCTTATACTGTGCATAAGTACCTGTTAAAAACTTTACATTAGCCATAATAAAATCTCCTTCTTAAATTAAACAATAGTATCCCAATCAACAGTAGCCATGCCGTCACCAACTAATACATAGTTGCTATCTTTATAAATATAAGACTTACTTGTATCAGTATCTATATATATTTTGTCAGCAAGACCCTGTGTAGGAAATTCAGCCTTTTTAGAAAATATAACTTGTGATGTTGTACTTCCATCACCACCGCCAATGGGGGCGTTACCAGCAATTTGTTTTAATTCACCTGTTGACTTCTGAAAAATATTTACCGACATTTAATCACCCCTTTTTATAATGATGTTCCTAAAGCAATTACCCCACCAGCAGAGGGGAAGGTACTACTACTTTTTTCCATTGTTAGAACATTTCCAGTAACAGAAAATGTAATATTTGTTCCACCATCAGTTTCTTTTATAGGAATGACAGTCCAACCGCTTCTAATATATAAAATCACACCAACCGAATACTTCTCTTGTCCTGCTGTAGAAGACCAATAAAGATAAGCTCCGTTAGCACTATTCAAGTTAGCGGTGTCAGTATATCCTCCACTTGTTCCTCTTCCTACAGATAAAATAATCCTACTATCAAAATTCTGTGCTGTTTTTTCATTTATCTTCTGGCTACTCCAAGTTTCTTCACTTGATATTTTAGAGTCATCTATATCAGCAATTCTTTTCCAAGGTGAGAATTTAGTTTTTGTGCCATCATAGAAGAATGTTCTTGAATATATAGGAGCAGAATCATTGTCTGTGCCAACGTATGAATAAAGTATCTGTGTAAACCATTTTGAAGTTGAAGTGTTATCAAATGTTTTGACTTCAAGACCAAATCCCCCAGCAGGAAGCCAACCATCAGTAGGTGCGTTTAAGATACGGTGAGTAAACCAACCTGTTGAGAAAGACTTATTAGGTGTATAATAACCTGTTTCTGTATATTCATCAAAATCAATATCTTTTGTGGTATCAATTAAGACGTATGGAATAGTAGAGTTATTTACCTTTTCACTACTCCAAACTTTATTAGCACTGACAGAAGTATCATCAATTAACGCACCAACTGCATCTGCATACTGGTCGCTGATTTTCTCAGCCTTTATGACGAAGCTGAGGCAAACAGAAGGCGGCTGTACTGTATCTGAGTTATTGTAGATTGGGTTTGATTTTGAAGCATCAAAATTATACATTACATACGGGGCATCAGTCGGATTCACAATATTTGAACCACTGTCCTTATTAGATATAGCTCTTGTAAAAGAATCTTTTGCATTACCATAAACATAGTCATAAGAGGTAAAACTACCAGTAATATTCGGCAATCCAGCTGTCTTACTTGTACCTAAATTTCCGTTAGCTCCCTGTACGAATTTATCTCTAAGGTCAGGTAACTTAAATTTTGTGGTATCGGTGCAAGTGCCGTACAAATCAGCAATAACAGCATATAAATCTGCATAATCTGTCTTTGATACCTCTGAACCATCACAAAGCAAAAATCCAACAGGAATTGTACTGCCGCTAAAAGGAATAATACAACCAATAGGCACAGAATAAGAATTATTGTTTATGTTGTAAACGTTTGCGACGTTTTTGTCGCCTTGCATAATAGGCATATTATTTCACTCTCCTTTCTTATGACTCTATCCAATCATATATTGATTGAATAGAAAAACTAAGATTATAATAAGCTGCAGAAGTTGTGACTGTAATTGTTGTTCCGTTTATAACGATACTGGAGATTTGAGATGACTTATAATCAATAGATATTCTATAACTACCAGTATATTGTCCAATACTGCCTTCAGCACAATAAGCGATATTGCCATTACCTACTATACAACATTTAAAATGATATATGCCGTGGGTCAGTCCTAAAGAGGATATATCTAATGTAAAGGTTGTAATTCCTGAAGATGCCGGGGCGTCTTTATTTAATACTCCAGTATTTTTCAAAACAACAGTATCATTTATCTTCTTTGCAGACCAAGACTTTGTTTCAGATGTAGTTGACGTATCATCAATCACAACTCCGCTTAAATCAGCTTCTTCGCCGCCATCAGTAATAACATAAGTCTTATTCTCATCATACTCGCCAAGAGCATCATATTCTGCCTGAGTTCCGTGCCAGAGATTGTCGCTTGCTAAAGGCTTGTTGTCATACAGAACCTTACCCTCGTCATTTTCAGAAAATTTATTAAGAACTTCTTCATTTGAGGGCTTATAAACCGCATCAACAGGGAGGTATTTCCACGATAAAATTCCAGTTTCATTAACTGCGTATTCATAGAAATAACCGTGTGTGTAGCTTGTATCTGTAAATCCTATATACTGAACAACATCACCCTCAGTAGCAGTATCAGGCATAGTCTTGACCTGTACAGGGTTCTCTACGAAGTCGTCAGTTATATTAATAATTGCTCCATCTGCAAGAGTACTCTTGTCAAGAGCTTCCCACTGTGCCTTTGTTCCACTCCATGCAGGAATATATTCAGAGATATCCTTACCGCTTGCTTTGATATTGCCAGTGCCATCATCAAGAAGTATTTGGTTCTCTTTAATGTCAGTATCAGCCAGCTTATCAGCTTTACCAGTAATATCAGTAGCTTCTGCATAAAGACCACCATCTGTTCCAACTTTAAGTAAATTACCCTCATCAGCAGAGATATTAACTTCACCCGAAATTGTATTAGTAGCGTCATCAATAGTAAGTGTAACTGTGCTTACTACTGTGCTTGCCTTGTAAATTTTGACAAGCTCGTTCATAGACACAAAACTGTAAGATATTTCTGTTTCTCCCTTAACAGCAAGAACTAAAACTGGTTGTCCATCAAGATTAGGGTTGATTGAGTTTGGATAAGTTTCTTCGCTCCAAATAAAACTATTTACAAATGTAGTATTGGCTTGGTCTAAGAACTGCTCCGCAGGAAGATTTATTGTAAAATCAGCTACATCTGTTACTGTTGCATTGGGCTTTTTGTAAAACATCAAAGTGTTATTTACATATAAAGCTGTTTTAATACCAAGACTTTCATCGCCATTAACCCATGTTTTCAATTCTGTGGTTAAGTCTGTTATTTTAGTATCAACTTCTGTTGTTTTTGCATAATCTTTCAGCTTATTATCTACGTCTTCCGAAGTATCATAGTTAGCCAAAGCATCAGTAATCTTCTTGTCAACAACAGTTGACTTGTCATATTCGGCAAGTTTATTATCTACATCAGCAGATTTTTCATAACCAACAAGAGCAGTTGTTATTTTGCCATCAACTTCAACAGAAGTATCATAGTCAGCAAACTTAGCGTTTGTGTCAACAACAGACTTCTTGACTTCCTCAAACGTATCATTAGTTTTCTTTGCAGACCAAACCTTGTCAGTTGCTGTGGTTGTAGTATCATCTATTTCAACAGAACCTTTAATGGCATTACCATTAAACAGGAGAGTATCGCCTGTATCGTTTGTAGTAAGTTTATCAAGAACTGCTTCTTTATTGTCATGAGTGTGTTTTGCTTTATCAAGTGGTTCTATAAAAGCATCTATCTGTGTCTTGTCATAATATTTATCAGGGTCAAGTCCACCGCCAGTACCTTTAAGATTTGGCGTAGTAAATGTACCATCTTCATTTGTTATGTCAAGTTTATATATTTCGTTTGTATTATCGGGATTTTCTGTAATAGTAGGAGAGAAACCTTTGTTGCCTTTTTCACCCTTAGGCAAAACTCCAGCATTTTTGGTAGAGCCATCAGATAACTCAACAATAAGACTATTTGTCGTAGTATCAATAGAAACTCCAACAACCGAAACACCATCTTTTACAACGAAGCTATTCTCTGTTACACTTCCGTCTGTTGCTGTCCAAGAAAGAATTACTTCATTACCACCAGTAACAGGAGTAACAGATTTAACCGTACATGGAGCACCTTTTAATGCCCCCATTCCAATTACAGTTTCGTTTGTATATCGTTTGGCTGCTGCTAGGGTTGCTATATCCATTTGTAATTCACCCTTTCTTTTATAAGTTTATATTCCATATTAAATTTCCATCCATGTATCAAAGAGCATAAATGTTCTTACATATCCAGCAGTGGTATCACCGAAAGAACATACACTCCCTATCGGTACAGCATTTATACCCTTAAATATACCTTTCCCCGGTGTAGTAGACGTGGGTAAATCCTGCAAATCGCTTTCTTGTGTGACAGCAAACTCCGCAACGGGCGTATTATAATCATGTCCGTACTTCAAAAGCGCACCAGCCATATTATCATTCCTTTCTATAAAATTAAGAATGCCGTACTATTTTGTACAACAGTCTTGCAAATAATATTCCAAACTCATGTTGCAAGTTGAGGAATAAGAGTCGTAATTAACCAACCAACAAACGCTCCACCAAGAGCAGTTACAACAAATTTCCACATGGCATCGAATGCTTTGGCTTTGGATTTATTCGGTGAATTTTTCAATTCAGAAACCTCATCTTTCAAAGTGCTTTGGTCTAGTTTGATATCTTTAACATCGGTTTTAATATCTACAATGCCTTCAGAGAGATTTTTTATACTTGCTGACATCTCTATCAGCGTGGTGTTCTTTTCTTTAAGGTCTTTAATATCTCCCTCAACTTCATCTAGCCTATGTGAATTGCTTTTGCTTCTTTCATCAATTTGCGTTATTTCAGTAAGATAGTTTTCATTAAATTCTATGTTCATATTACGCCTCACTTTTCAGAGGTAGTAATAACAGAATTTATAGTATCAATTTTTTCGCTCTTCCCCGCTAATGTCTTAATTTTCTCAAAACAATCCTTGCCATAAGAAGTCACAGTAATTGCTAAGATTATAAGACATACAGCTACTATACTTATCCCATTAAGAGCCGTTAAAGTAGCTTCGTCAGCTACAATACCAAATTGCCTGATTATAGGTTCTATCATACTAATACTTGTAGTAAACAGCCCCGTTCCAACAATAAAACAAACTGTGTAAAACAGTCCCCAAAGGAATTTATTCCAATGCCAAGAGATACTATTCTTCTTTGCAATGGCTACACCAAGAATAATATCTGCCATTCGCATAAGCACTAAAGGAATAAGAAAAACACTAACCATAAGTAAATTCGCTAATACTGTGTTAAGTATGTCTGTCATAAATTTACTTCCTTTCTTTATTATACTTATTATTTATTTCTTTTTTATATATTGAAACGGAATATAAGCAAACTTGTTTGGAAATTTCTCACATTCCGGACTAGTAAATTTAACCCATATTGTACCGTTTTCTGCCGCAACGTTACTACCTAAGTAAACTGTAATTTCTATATTTTTAGGCAACCTTGATATAGTTTTAGCATTGCGTTCTGGCACATATTTAATAGGTGTTCTATCTTTAGTGGTAATATATTTAGAATAATAAACACTAGGTTTGTATACTAAATTTCCTAAATTGTCAAAAACTTTATATCCTCTATTATAATCAGCAATATTTTTTGCTGTTTCTAGATTGTTATAAGCACCTATTTGGCTCTCAACATTGCTTTTGCTTCTTCTGATTTTATAGGGTATATTTTCTGCTGATTTTTCATATTCTGATAAATATTTCTTGACTGTTGTTTTGAATTTATCCCAATGTGGCATAATATAAAGAGGACAAACTTTCGTTACTCCTTTTTCAATATGAGTATTTAGATAATCCACACTACCGTCAAGTCCTAAATTTTTATTTATCCAGTAAGTATGTGTTCTTAATGCAGAAATGTCTAAGTCGTTTTCGTGGAGAAAATATGCCGCTAATCTAGCAACTTTGTCTTCTGCTATAACATCTGATTGTGCGTTTTCATTCATAATACACTCAATAGCAATATCATCTATTGCACCAGTGTTATAAGTGCCTCTTGCATTACACCACGCTACCTCATCAAATTCAAGTAACTGCCATACAGAACTTTCGTCTACATACAAATGTGGTCTAACTGAACCCATATTTTCATTATATGTAGCAAGAGTATACCTTTCGGCATCATCTTGAATATTGTTTAAGTCAGCGGTATTATGAATTGTAATTGTATTCACTTTAGGCATTTTTACATTTGCTTTATACAATGCATTAGGAGAAAATTTTGCGTTTCTAGCTTTATTGGTGTCTTTCCATCTAAGACCATCTGGAATAATTTTTTGTTTAATTTGTATTCCTGCTATTGTGATTATTTTATCAGGAGTTATTGCCATATCCAATCACCTCATAACTCATTTTTTATTCTCTAAAATGGTAATTCTGTCTGATAATTGCTGACATAATGCCGATAGTTCATTTACTTGTGCTGTTAAATTTCCAATTTGTGTTGTTAATACACTAGTGTCAACAACAGGAGAATATAAGCCGTTGTCAGTTCCAACAGAAAGTGAATTATTAGAATCGCTTGAAATGTTCACACTGCCACTAAAGGTATTAGTATTTTCATTTAACTCTAATCTTACAGTACTCGATTCTTCCGACACCCGATATTGCTTAATAATTGTTTCCATATTTAAGAAACTATATGATGTGGTTTCTGCCATATCACTAGTATTGGATATTCCCTTAACAGCCAATACAAAAACGGGTTTCCCCTCTAAATTGGGATTAATAGAACCCGGATAAAATTCTTCTGTCCATACAAATTTAGGAACAAGGGTTGTTTTTGTTTGGTCTAAAAAACGTTCAGTTGGTAAATCTATTTTGTACTCTGGCTCATCTGTACCAATGGCATTCGGGTTTTTATAAAATAGTATTGTGTTATTACTAAACAGAATTTTCTTAATAGCAATATTTTTATCAGTATCTATCCATGTTTTAAGCTCTGTCAAGATTTCTATTATATAAGCATTAAAATAAGCTTCATCAACATAATTAATTGTTGCCATTTTATACCTCCATAACGCTGGCGAACACAGATTTAGCTGATTCGACAGCCTGTTCAACACCGTAGGGTACAAAGGAGTTCGATGACCCACCTGATGTTATCGTTCCTTTACAATAGACGTTGCCCTCTTTATCCACAGAGAACGCATTAGACCTTTCTTTGGTATCGCCGTTGCCAATGACGAATAATTTATCGCTGCTATCTTCTATGTTGTTAAGGCGACCGATAACGAACCGATTTGCCCCAATTGAGTCGGTCGAGAGATAGTCACCATACAAATAATCTGACTCCCCCTCTGCTGTACAGGAACGCCCACACACATGACTGTTTTCTTTCTTCGCACTAGAAGCATGACCCATTATACTACTATAGTTTCCCTCTGCGGTACAACTTTCACCAATTATCAAAGAGTCGTTAAGATAATTAGATTCGCTGCCCTTTAAGAGATTATTTTGACCCAAAATAAAACAGTTATTAGTATATATCGCAGCAGAACTATTGCCAGAAAAAACTAGGGAATACCTACAATGGTCAATTTTAGGAACATATCCAAATGCAAAGCAATATGACGAATCCGTTATGTGCCCTCCGTAGCAATACAGCATACTATCAGTGGTTTTGGTTTTCTCTTCGGTAGGGCTTCCTATCTGACAGTAACTGCCCCCGGCAAAGCAATTGTCACCCCTAATTATTTGAACCCCGACCCCTTCGGTGTGACAATTATTACTATTGATTAGGGCACAATAATTTCCCTCGGCATGAGAACTTTCGCTATTAGTTATAGTTGCTGTATAGCCTTCTGCATGACAGTTCTTTGATGATGTTATAGAACTATTTTGCCCCTCTGCATGTGAAAAGCTGCTATCAATTACTTTATTATTATATCCTTCCAAATGGCAACATTCTCCTAAGGATTTTTCCCCAGTGAGATAAAGTTCTTGACTGCTTCCCTCAATATGACAATTAGATAAGCGGTAGTCATCATTTAGCCCTTGGGCTGAGTTCCGAGTGCCCTCAACATGTGTATCTGAAACAAAAGATACGGTATTCATTTCGCCCTCAACATGGCTGCATACATTGTTTTCTATTGTATAGTATCTTCCCTCAGCATGGCAACCCGAACATTTGTTTATAACCATGCTCGTTCCCTCGGCATGGCAATAGGTAGAATCCGAGTCTATTGTCACATTACTTCCGCTTGCAACGCAATGTTCTCCCTGTGCAGAAGCATGACTCCCCCTAGCGGTAGAATAATAGCCAGTTTTACCAGGCGTTCCAGCCTGGTTGTTAGGCAGTCCTGTTGTTGTATTAATCGTATAATCATTAAAATATTCACTCGTCACGTCCCAAGATGATGGTCTTCCGACACCTTCCCCACCATAAATACTTACTGTTTTTATATCAGGCTCACCATTTTTATTACCGATCCACCCTTTTGCTGGATTACTAGTATAAAAGACTTTAACTGTATCACCTACATTAATAATTTCTCCAGTCTTATTATAAAATGTATATTCTTTTTCTTCAATATCATCTAAAAAATAAACAAATACTTTATAAGTTTCATCATCAACTGCAATTACTCTAGCTTGTTTGCTTTTAATTGAATTGTCTATCTTTTCGCTATCATTTTTCTTTTGAACAGTAGAAATTAATTCAGTAAGTAATTCAGAATTTTCATCTCTATTATCAGCCACTCTTTCACCGCCTTATACATTACAAGTCATTCAAATTCGCTAAACTCCGGAAGATTATCAACATTACATAATGAAATTGACATTTCATTTCCATTTATTGAAATTTCGCTTATTAAAAATCTCACATTATCCAATCCTAATTCTTCATTTCTGACTAATACAACATCCTCTACATCTAAATGTGGGAGCATTGTACAATTTAACTTAACGCTCATGCCAATAATGCTTTTCATTTTAAGATACATTTCAGCATAAGCATCTACATTAGCCTGTTCATAGCCAAACATATCTTCCATTGTTTTAGCAACACGATATCCAACAAGACTAATTCTCACTGGGGATTTAGGGTTATCATTTTCAGCAACACCAACGAAACTAGCACCGTCAAAGTTTTCTCCCCAGACGGTCACTTTATTCTTTACATCGGAAAAGTTATAAGTCAGACTAGAAGAAATATATTCAGCAGTTGCCTTGTCATCAAATACCCACATGGGTGCTTTATTCTTAAATTCGAAATCACTAGACCCTCTTGTAAGAACCAAATGCCCCACATTATCATAATACATTCTGCATTTAAGACTATTAGCCAACTCTGTAAATATATCTCCAAAATATGAGCCTGTACTTAATTCAATATCTTCACCAAGTTCAATATCTCTTGTATCAAAATCTATCAAAGGATTTATCGGGTCGGTAGGTCTACCGTTACCTTTTTCTTGTGAAAGCATATCTACAAACATTTGACCTACTTTATTACCTAATTCAATCTTTGTGGCGTTTTCGAGACAAGCACCGCCCGTTTCAGATGTGAGCAATCCAAATTTATCTACACAATCAACACTAATAATATCATTTTCTTGTGATATTCCGGTTGCAGTAAATATACCCTTGCTAAACCAATATATGTCGCCTGTATATCTGTCCTTTAATCCTTTATAATACCGGATTTTTTTATCAAACCAGAATGGACTATTTTCGTTAGTATCATATTTATGGTCACGATTATAAATCTGAAAACTTAATTTCCCCTGAACCCCTTGTCCATAAGTTTTAGAATAATTCTCACTATCAATAATAATATCATCAGTAATCTTGCAGATAGTATATTCTAAGTGGTCTAACACTTCAATTTTGGCAAGAACAATCTTCCCTTCATTCTGTGCAAGTCTAACATAATTTTGGTCATAGATATCATAATATTCCATACCTATCACCTCAATCTGTCATTATTCTTGTTCTGGTTTGATCATCAGCATACATATCTCTTGTTTGTACAAAATCTATTTTAATAGAATATGTTTTATAATTTCCACTATCATCAGGTGTATATGTATGAGATGTAATAGCTCCAAACCATACATTACCCATGGTATCCTTTATTAACACAGGCTGTTTGCTATTGACATCGGATTTCCATTTCTGAAATGTTTTATAATCCCCACCTGTTAATCCATAATCAGGGCAAGAAATATGTCCAAGTAAAAAACTTAAAGAGAATGACTCATAATCCATATTGCCATAAGTAATAACTGGTTTCCCTCTCTCAGTATCACTTTTATCTCTCTTTATATTATGGTCAACATCTCCAATATCAGGATTTAGTTGCACCTTCCACGAGGATGTGACCTTGAACTGCTTATCACCATACATATAATTATAATAAATTCTTACATCTGTGATAGATTTAGACGGTCTTTCATAAGGAATTTCTGTCAAGAAATAAATCTCATAATCATCAAACTTGGTTGCAATAGGCACTTTAGCTTGTTGATATACTGTAGTTGTCGTAATTGGGATAACAATATATTGATAAATCATATCGCTACCACAAGTATAATCTATATAACTTGTAGCAGAAGTTTGCTGAACAGTTTCAAGATATTGTTGAGTACCATCAGAATTTATTCTTTGAATAATATAACTTGTCGGAGAAACTCCAATAACGTTCTTCCATGTTAATTTTACAGTATTTTTTACTGTATCTACAGTTGCTTTCAAATCAGTAATCCCGACTGCGCCTTTAGGAATAGTGCAATTAACAACAGGACTTGTAACCTCGACATCATCTTGTGTCACTATTGTGATTTTACCCTTGAAAGTAGTATCTGGTAGCACCTCTCTGAAAAGATATTCCATTCGGCTAGACCATATTTTCTCACTCTGATTTATTATTTTGTCATCTTTATCATACATAGTCCAATAATAATACTTAATTGGATAATTACCTTGGGTTGTTATACTGGCTTCACACTTTATAACTTCATTGATAAATTCCATTGTAGGAGTTATAACCGGAATAGCCTTAGTATTGAAAAAATAATAAGGAGAAATAACAAAGCATTGATAAATTTCATATGGTGTATTTTCATCTATTTCTGAAGCAGTTCCCTCTATGCCCACAAATCCAGTTTTATTATAGTATTTTGTAATACCATAATAACTACCATTAACTTTAATATATGTATTAGGGATTGTATCACTATCTGCTCTGGTTTTTCTATGTTTACCAGTATCAAGATTAAGTCCTTGTTCAATAGGAATTAACCCTGTTTCTGATAATACAGTATCCATATTTACAACTTTAACGGTACTAAGATAAAGTTCTGTACTAACAGGGATAGTATTTTTATCATCAAATGCCTCAGATAATTTAAGCATTCCCTTACTCTTGTTGTAACCTACAACAGTTTTCATACCATTCCCACTCCAATAACAATAGCAAGGCAAATTAATATCTAATCCTTTTTCAATAGGAATATAAATATTATTTGTTATATTTTCATCAGTTGATTGTACTGTAACTTTTGTCAATGGATTTTTCTGTATTTTACCTTTAGATGAATATACATCCGGATAATAACCATTATCTATATCAACAGGCTCATAAAATTTTGCTCTCCAAAGATATTCGGTATTTTGAGGAATATTATTTGTATTTACAATATCTATCTCTTCACCATTTCTAAAACCATCAGTACTTTTACCACGTTCATAATAAATATTTCCTACTCTATCGCCAGTTTGATAATCATATACATAAAAATCAGCACCCATACAAAAATCACCATTAAAAGTAATCTTCATACTAAAGTCAGTACCATCTACACAATTATTATTGGGATAAGCGTTTGTAGGAGAACAAAGCATAATTTATTCCTCCTTTCATTTTTTGTTTCTATTTATATAAAATCAGCCCACCATATTTCAGATGGGCTGATATAAATCATAAAACAATCACTTAATGCTATTGATTGCTGTCCGAAGTGTCTTGTTCATATAACTCTTAATCTGCTCAATAACAGTATTGCTATCCTTTGAATCATAAACATTAAATGTATTATTCAATGTTATAGACTTGTTATTGACAATACTTTGTGCATTATTAACAGTACTGTTTGTAACGGGAGCAGTAATTGGGGTGTTTCCAGTAGCAGTGTTGGCAATAGCTTGAAACTGTTGAGGTGTAACGGTTGCACCCAAACCACTTAAATAATCAGCAAGACTTACAGTTACATACTTACCATTATTCTTGTTATCATTGACATCTTTATTATAAATAGCTTCTGCTAAACCATCTCGAATATTTTTTGCTGTCGTCTCATCAATATGAAGAAGCCCATTCTCGTCAACACCAAGTGCCTTTTTAGCCTGTTCAATAGCTAATTGGTCTTTAGCATTGCTTTCCATGTCAGAAAAAGAATCCTTATAATCATTCAAAGCATCAATTTGATTATCTATTTCATCTTGATCTTTCTTTAACGCATCAATTTGCTTATCAATTTTGGCTTCTTCAATATCAGCATTAACATCGTCAAGTTCCTTTTGAGCATCCTTAACAGCCTTTTCATCCTGAACCTGTACAAGACCCTCTCCTTCTTTATAAACAAAGACTTTTTGCTTCTTTGCTTTATCAAGATTATTCTGAGCTTCAATCAGGTCAAGTTCTCTCTGTTGCTCGTCATTCTTATCTTTGAGAGCGTCCTTTTCATCATTGAGAGCGTCTATTTTACTATCAATAGCATCTTTCTCTTTTTCAAGAGCGTCTATCTGTTTATCAGTTACTGCTTCAATAGCATCTAAAAGAGTTGTATAATAATCTATCTGATTTTGAAGAGAATTTGAAATATCCTTATCATTATTTTCTGGGCTTTTAATAGGAGATTTGTAACTTTCAAGAATATTTATATAATTATTTAAAGATTCTATTTCGGCAAGTGCATTATTATATTTTTCAAATGTCCCCTTTTCAATTGCCACGAGATATTCGTCTTGCGATGCAATTCCTTCAATTTCTGCCTTTAATGCCAAAAGCCGGACTTTTGTTTCTTCAATTGCAACTTTGCTCATAGCAATTTCGCTATCAATAAAATCGTCTCTGGTTTGATATGCCTGTTTACTTATCTTTTCTAACGCTTGTACTTCTATCTCAAAACCATTAGAAGTCTCTTTGAATTTACCGGCTAATTCAGGATAAAGTTCTATCAACTCTGTCATATCATCATAAGATAAAATTGCAGTTCCCGATACCTTATTAACTGTATTATCTAAGTTCATCCACTGTTCTTGAACTTCATGTAGTTTATTATCCCATTCGTCAGCAACAGTAAGGACTTCTTGCATATGCTCAGTTAATTCACCACCGGAATTAAGACTTGCAATATCTACTTCGGACAAATTCAAATCTGTATCTACTTTGAGAACTAATCCCTTACCGCCGTTTTCAACTTTATCGGCTTCTAATATATTATCAGCATCTGCCAATATGTTTTGAATATAATTAGAAAGTTCTTCGTCAGAAAGCACTTCACCGTTTGGAAGAATAGGTGTGATATGAACACCAACATATTGCCCATCTTCTTCGTTACCTTGCCAGAGATATTCAAGCCCGCTTAATACAGTAGCTGTACTACCATCATCTAATTCTACTTTAGGTCTAGTTGTTAAATCTACGTTTCCTAAACCATAATTTTTTTGCATTTCGGCATTAAACTCATCTAATTCTTGCGAACCAGTTACAGTAGTACCAATAACATTCTCAATGGCTTTGTTAATTTTAGTAATGCCATCATTATAGTTATCAATTTGTTTAGTAATATCATCGAAAGAATCACGAATTCTATCAGCATCAGAATAATCAAGAAGAGATTCTTGGAAAGAAGCTAAATCTATATCCCTTTGGGCATCATCAATAAATTTTTTAGTTTCATCTATCTCTGATTGTAATTGCTCTAACCTATATTTTCTTTCTGATGATGCACTTGGGCTTTCTGCACCTTGTGGTGTATAGTTAGCCAATTCATCATATTCCTTTTGAAGTTCTTGTAGGCGTGCTGTTTGAGAATCGAATTCATTTTGATATTCAGCAACTTGATCAGCAATAGCATCTTTACCACCATCAACAATGATAGTATCATAGCTTAATCTGAGAGCTTCTAAATCAATAGTCCAAGTCCCATTTTTTTGTTTAACAAACTTGTCAAATAAAGACGGGTCTAATTCAAGAAGCTCATTAACCTCTTTAGCGGTCAATCCTGTACCAGTGGTTATTTTTTGCATTGCAGACTGATATGTACTTGAACCACTAATAATGTCTTTAAGAAGCTCTTGAAGTTTGGTTAATGCATCATTGAGAGAAGTTACAGCAGTTACAGAGTTATTTGTTGGTTCAATTGTACCATCTAATGCACCAGACATACCATTAAACGCAAGAGCAATTAAATCAAGATTGTCTGCACTATCCACAACTCCTATTTCAACAAGTTTATCTATAAACTCATCATATTTGGGGTCATCAAGCATTTTAGCTGTAACCTTGCCCTGCTTTCCCAAATCTTGTAAGTCTTGAACAGCATCATCAAATTGCCAATTATCAACAACACGATTAAAAGCATTTGTTTTGGCATTTGTTCCACCTAATGCTATTGCATATTTATCCTGAAAGTCATTTATATAATCAAGCCATTCATTTACAGCTTTATCATCTTCAGTTGTAGGCTCTCTTATATAAGAAATATCATTTGCTATTTCAGACCACTCATCATTCTTAGATGTTAAATATTCTTCAATATCATCTAAACGTTTTTGAATGCGCTCTCGTTCTTCATCTGTTTCAGAATTTGATAGGTCATCAAGAAGTTTTTTTCTGATTTCAAATTGTGCTTTTATATAACCAGTCTCATTAGTTAAATACTCATCACTAATTGAATATTGGCTTACAGGCTTTTTGCCATCAGGATTAACTTCATGTTCAAAAGGATTTTCGGTATCTTTTACCATAGTTTGAACAAAGGTTTTATTTTTCTTTTGATTCTCTATTTTTTGTTCAAGCTCAAGTAAATCAATTTTTCTTTGTAATTCATTATTAGTATTTACAAGATTATCATATTCCTCTTTTTCAGTAAAAGTAAGAGAATCCTTTCCTTTTAATTCATTTATTTTCTCAGCAGTAGTCTGCAATTCATCATTTAATGATTTTAATTCATCTTCTGTCTTTTTACATTCAGACTTAATATTGTCAAGTTCTTCTTTTGACTCTTCAAATGAGACAGTTAAAGCGTCTGTAATCGCTACAGTAGTAGCAATCGCTCCTGCTAATAAAATAAGCCAGCCAACAGGGTTACTAATTAAAAATTTACCAATAGCTTTAATCGTCCCGCCAATTGCTTTAGTAAGTACTTGGAAAGATACAGCTTCGCCATAATTAGCACCTTGCACGCCCAATGCAGAAACAATAAGTTCAGCATCTTTAACTGACAATATACCCTTTGATGTAGCTTCTTGAATTTGAGCAGCAGTAAGACTGATTGTAGCATTTTCTTCAAGCTGTTTTTCTGTAACTAATCCTGCTGATAAAAGAATTGATTTTGCATCTGCTTTATTACCCAATTCTTGCTGAACTAAGGAAATTGTTTCTTGCGCCGTTAATGCTTCTGATGAAGTAATAAGCCCTGCTTTTGTAAGAATAAGTTCTTTTTCAGAAGCAGAAAGTTGAGTTGTAGACAAAGCTAATTTCGCTTGTTCTAAAGTCAATCCATTAATTGACGTAGCATATTTTGCAATAGTAGTATCATCAATAATTGCATTTATACCTGTGCCTTTAAATGATGTTGTAATAGTCTTAAAAGATTCTGCTGCCGTTGTAGCTTGTTTTAAATCAGATACCCAATTCTTTATACTAAACGTTCCAATATTCTGAAAAAGTTTTTTAGCTGATATTCCTGCCAAAATTGTAGGTATCAATCCTATTTTCTCTATAAGTTTAGATACAACATCAAAAATGCTAGACACAGTAGTTAATACACCATTCAACGGAGAAGAAGCATCGCCCAAAACATCTAAAACTCTAGTTAAACTTTGAAGAATAGTTTTCTCAAAATCACGAGTAATAGAGGATTGTGCTATACCTGTAAGTGTCTCTGTTAATTGATTTTTAGCATAATCAACAGAATCTTTGATTACTTCCATCTCACGGTCGGCTGAACCAGCAGATTCATTTTCAATAACATTCATAACATCTTTTGCTGCTTGAATGTTACTAAGTATTGCTGCACCAGCCTGAGCTTGGTATTTGCCAAAAAGTTTTTCAAGAAGCCCTTGCTGATTTTTTTCGCTTAACTCATCATATACGTCAGCAATCTGAACAAGGTAGTCATAAATTGATTTATAATGTTCCTGTGTTTCATCTGTAAATAACGATACACCTTTATAATCATTACTTGCAACCTTAGTCAAATCAATTACTTTACCTGTAATGTCTACAAGATCATCAGATAATTCTTCGGTGCTTTCGTCATACCCTCTTACCCTCATGGCAACGCTCTTTAAAGCGTTACCCATTTTTTCACTATCTTGTAAAACTTCCTGACCAGCTGTAAACAACGCAATAGTTTCAGATAGAGTTGAATTCATTGCTGCCATTGCTGCCGAAGAACGAGACAAGCCAGATATGATATCATTATTGTCCGTTGCAAAACGGTTACCTATCTCATTAATTGGTGACATTATTCCTTCTTTAACGTCATCAACATCAATTTTAAATGCCTTCATAACACTTACAAGTCCAGTTGTCGCTGTATCAACATCCATACCCGGAGAAATACTTGTAAACATTGATGAAAGTTTAGACATTTCTATTGCCGCTTCTTTTGTTGAATATCCTAAACGAGACCACGAACTTGCCTGTGATATTACTTCCTTAGTAGTAACACCTAATTGTTTAGCAACATCATTAGCAGAATAATAAAAATCCTCTAAATCTTCACTAGTACCCTTGAAAGTCTTTCTTAAATCAATCAACTCAGTGTCAAGTTCAGCAACAGTTTTGAACATGCCTCTGATTTCTCTTGCAATAGAGGACGTTACCATTGTCAAACCCATCCATCTAGCAAACTTTTTAGCATCTGCCCAAAGTTTCTGAAATACTGTCCCACCCTCAAGACCTAAAGCCTTAATTTCAGACCTCACAGCCTTAAATTGAGAAGTTATTTTTTGAATATCGCCATTATCAGCCCCAGACTTTAACTTGCTCATCATAGCATTCCATTCTTGTGAAACGGTCATACCAGACGTAAGAGTTTTACTAGACTTCATTGCTTTACCATTAGCCACAGCAAAAGCTTCAAGTTGAGCAACAAGAACTTTTATCTTACCTTTCTGAACATCAACACCATTAGTCTGTTTTAATTGAGTTTGTAAATCCTTGGTAGAAGTTTCAACCGTTTTAATCTGGCTATTAAGATTAGTCATATCATTGACCAAGGTAGCAAAAGCAGTAGTGTCAACCTTGCCAGTTGTATTACCAACAGTAGCCATTGCACCAACAGTTTCTCGCATTTGAGTAAGTTTAGTAATAAACTGGTCTATTTGTGTAATCTGAGCCTGAACACTAGATTTATTAGAATTATCAGCAAAAATCTTACTATTTTTTAATCTGTTCAGATTGACAATTGATTTTTCAATGGCTGTAGCATAATCACTAACTTGCTTAATGTTTTTAGCCATTTGGACATCGGCTTGATGATTTTGAGCAATAGTAGCATCTTCTCTTGCTTTTTTCACCTGTTGTGTAACATAGGCTTCTTGCTCTTCAAGAGAAACAATATTTTTTAAAGTCCCACTTTGCATTTGCAAATTTTGCAAAGTTTTTTCTTCGTCATGTAACTTTTGCTCTAAATAAGCCTTATTACTTACATCAGTAGAACTAAGTTTAGAAATCTGAGTTTGTATCTGATAAATCTTATTCTGGCTTTCAATTTGGCTATCAAGGTTTATCTTTAGCCTTTGATAATTCGTCACAAGTTCCTGTATCCTTGCCACATATTTATCTAAGACAGCAGGATTTTTAATACTTGTAACACCACGTTGTAACGATGCCATTTCTTTAGCAACATTACCAACTAATAATTGTTGCCCTTTCCATTCATTTGCAATATTACTAAGATAATTCTTATATATAGCAGTTTTAGTTGCCATATCATCAATCTTGTTTATCTGGTCAGAATTTATAGTAAGCCAATTCGGATTTCCAGAACCTTTAAATAATTCTTGCAACGCTTGAAATTTAGTTTTGGCATTATCCAATATATTAAGAATATTAGTTAAAGCCGAAGATTTACCTGCTTGGTCTTCAATATTATCAAGATTAGAGAAAGAAGAAGTAAGATTATCAATCTCTGTTTTCATTGCTTGAACAGGAACTTTGGAATTGTTGATGCTATTTATAAATTTATCAATATTATTTCCCGTATCAATCTTAACAGTTTCAAAACCTTTTGCACGGAGTTGAGTGGCAACCTTTTCAGCATTATGGTACTGTGTAACCATCTGATTAAGTTTATCAATTTGAGTTACTACATTTGCTTTCATTGAAGCCATTGTAGTTTCATCAGCATTTCTTAACGTCTCTATTGATTGCTCTACTTTTATATACTGCTGATTAAGATTATTAATATTTTCATCAGACTTTACAGATTTGCCACCATTTACATCCTCCCAAAAAGAACGTATTTTTTGTAAATTAGATGTGAACGATGTTTGCAGAGCCTTAATTTTATCATTATATTTTTGCTGAGAAGCAATTAATTTTTGAATACCCGCATCGGCTTCATTTATATTTTGCAACTGGTAAAAAATATTTCCATCTTCGCCCTGTTGCATCACATACTTGAATTTTTGGACTTCGCCTGTTGCAGATTTAACTTGGATAGTAAAATCTTTATAATATTCTAATCCACTTTCAGTAAAGGCAGGTTTGTTACTTACTGCTGTGACTTCACCAAATTTTTCAAACTCTTTTTCAGCAAGTTTAATAACATCTGCAACATTATTAAACGTAGTTATATATTGAGTTTCAATAGGAATTAAATTGGAAGTTGTTTGCTTCGTAGCAGAATTTACTTTAGCTACCTCTTGTTCAGCCTTTTTGCTTGAAGAAACCACCTTAGACATGGCTTTCTCAGAAGTATTTCCTAAGGTACTCATCTGAGTAGCACACTCATAAATCTGTGCTACAAGTCTATTGTCAAAATTCTTATCTGATACAATAAGATTATTCCCAATGCTATTTCTTATCATATCCGCAAGATATGTATAACTTTCAGCAATAGCATTTCGATTATCAGGGGTCAATTTTAACGCTTGATATAATTCGGTGGCAATTTCTTTAACTTCTTTTGTACCTACCCCTAAATTATTTTTAAGATTAGAGATAAATGTAGATAAATCCACTGTCCCTAATGACTGCATTTTTGCAATCATTTCATTTATCAATACATCCGTTTCTTTTTTGATAATATCCACATCAGATACAACTTGTTTCTGAACTTGATTTAACTGTGTTTGAACGTTTGTATTAATTACCCCAATATTTATATTGTATTGTTTTTGTGTTATTTCTTTTAACTGATTTTGTATGTTATTTATAACACCATCCGATAATTTACCTGACAATTCAACAGGATTTAATTGTTTTTGAATACTTTTAATATCATCATTTATCTTTTGAACGCTTTTAGATATATCTAATTTAGCAGATAATAAAAACATATCGTCATTTGCCATATTTACTCACCTCATCATTTTTATAAACTCACTTAAAATAATATTTCAAATATTACATCTTAGGGAATTTCTTGCTAACAACAATAGGCAACTTAGTGATTTGTAAAAAGTCATTAATGCCATTCTCCGCAAAATAGTGCCCATCTCTATATCCGAAATTTTCAATATTTTTGAACCATACATCTTTTTTAACTTCATATCCATAATTCAAAAGATATGCCACATTTACTTCATCAGCTTGACTTTCATTTTTCCAAACCCCAAATCCCGATTCGCGAATTACTTTATCATTATCAAAAAATAAATTTATACAAATTTTATTGCCTTCCACATAAATATGTGCAACATCATCTACTGATAATGACTTCGGTAACATATCTGTACGGTTATATATTTTAGGGGCATAACTCTCTCTATAATCATCTATTCTTTTTTGAATACAATCTCGAAGTCTCTGCGCTTCTTCATAAAGAATTTTAGATAACGTTTTCCCATTTCCCATTTTCAACTTATTGAAATCCATTTTTGCAAGCTGTGAAGCGATACTCATTTTATTCACCCAACTTTAATATTTGTTCCATTACTCTACAATCACTTTCAGCAACGCTCTTATCATGAGCAAGACAAATTACAGTAATTTCCATTCCTGCCTTACAATCTGCACTTAATATCCCAAGAATAGATTTCATATCTACTGTACGATTACCCAAATCAAGATAAACCATACTTTTAAGTACATTTGTCTCAGACACAATTTTATTAACTACCCTGCCAGACAAAGACATAGGGAGTATCATAGTAAACTTACTGCTCTCCATCGGCATTATCTCCCCCAACAACATTATTTGTAGATATTGCAACAGTTTTGCTCTTATTCGATGTATTTGTCTTATTAGATTTCTTCTTAGTTGATGCAGTCTTACCCTTAGTTCCGTTATGATTGTTTTCAGTCTTTTCGACAACATTTTCTGTCACCGCCTTGACAATACTCTTGGAGTTTTTATCCATATTCTTTGCAAAATTCGTAGCCTGTGCCATAACTTTCTTCATATCAGTTACATTAAACTCACCAAAAGATGTAGAAAATCTGTCAATGGCATCCTGAACAATATTGATAAGACTTGCAAAAGCATTATTAAGAGGATTACCAACCTGCTTCTTTATATATTCAATTTTTTCAGAAATAGCATTATCAATCATAACATTCTGACGAGGATTAATTTTATTAAGAAAATCTGTATAATATCCATTAATCCAATCAACATAAAAATTCTGAATATCATCATTAGGAAGTTCATCAGGATAGTAATACTTTATCTTATAAAAAGCCGAAACTACAGGAGTATATTCAGGCTTATATTCTATCTCATTTGTATTTTCATTAATGAAAAACACACTGCCAACAACGGTATTTACTAACTTACTCATCTCAATCAGTTCAATAGTATCTCTCATGTTCTTTTTCCTTTCAAACTTTATTTTGTTTCTTATCTGACTTACGTCTTTTTTCAAGTTCATCGTATGTAATCCAATTATCACCATTTCCATTGCCATATTTAATACTGCGACAATACCAATAAAATGAGATATCTCTAAACTTATATTCAAATAATTTTCTCTTCAATTTTGCAGTTGTGTCGGGTAATCCCTTGACATCTACAACAATCTGACTATTATCTGCGAAAGAAATAACATAATCAGCTACATATTTTATAGGTAATATCTTTTTACCTTCAAAATTCACAAACCCTTCTTGCAAAATATAAGGAACTTGCATTTCATATGAAACGATTTCGCCTATGTCAATTTTAGGCTCAATCCATTCAATAAGGAATTTCATTTCCGTTTCACTATCAAAAGTTATACCTTTATATGTACGTTTTTTCTTTCCCTTTTCAGATAAATCAACATTATATTTTGATTTCTTCATTTAACTATCCTTTATCAAATTATAAAAAATAGGGAGACAACCACATTTGACGGTTGCCTTAATGGTCATCTCCCTATAATTTTATTCTTTTATAAACTTTGTTCTATTCTTTTTGGTCTTTGAATTAGGCTTGTCCTGAATAATCTCATTTACATTATCATTGACAATATTAGTTTCTGAAATTTTGATGTTGTCTACATCAGTTTCAGATTCAAGTTTTATATCATCAGCAAATATCTCATCAACAATAGCCTTAACATTATCACAATATTCAATATTTCCATGAGTATCTATTGCATTCTGTAATTTTGCTCTGGCTTTATCCTTGCTATACTCGCCATTATGATACATAATAATAGGTATATGATATGCAAAATGAGCTGGACAGCAAACTACCCTACGCCATTGCAAGGTTTCGGGTATATTTTGCTGACAGGTATTGCAAGCCTTAAATTCTTTCCCGCAGACCAAACAATGCCTGATTATTTCCATATTTATTTAATCCTTTATCAAGCGGTCTTGTAAACCTTGAAGTCCCAGAACTTGGAATTGCCCACTCCACACTTGTCAACAAGGCTCTTGAACTGGAAGGGATGCTCAACACCATCGCCACCCATATCAAAATCAAAGTTAGCATTCCAGTCACAACGATAAATTTCAATCTGGATGAAGTAAGTTTCATCACAGGTGTTCTTACCAAGGCAATTAATAAAGGTATGAGTGGTCTTACCATATGTATCAGCAGAGTTACCTACAGAAGCACCGTCCTTCTCATACTCATAAACAACCTCAATAGTACCAGCATCAGTAGCTACATCGGTAGGAAGAGTAATCTTCTTTGTTCCGGAAGCATAAGCAACATGGGTTGTATCCTCAGAAGAAGCCTGCTCATACTTAGTAGTCGTACCATCAACAGTAATAAGCACATTCAGAAGCTCAGAACCAGCAATACCAACAGCGGTCTCAGCAGTAGTCACCTCGGTAGCACTCTTCTCAAAAGAAATAACCTCTCTCTTTCTGAACTTAATCTTACCAGATACAGGGTCAGAACCAGTCTGGAGAGAAAGCAGAGAGCCAGAAATATAACCGGAAGAGCCAGAGCCTTCAACAGCCTTATTCTTCTTGATAGTGAACAGTACAGTATCATTCTTACCAGTTACATCAGCACTATCCTCGGAGTTAGAAAGAGTAATATTCTTAATCTCATCAAGAATATTAAGGCAGGTATCATCAGTACGAGAATAATTCTCAATAGTCTCTACGGACGTAATAGTCCAGCCCTCAAGCATTGCAATTGCAGCATTAGCCATAATTATTCAATCCTTTCATATAATAATTCTTTGTAATTTACTATCGCCTATTTTCTTCAAATCTACTGTACCAAAATAATATCCGGACATGATATTGTCAATTTCAGCGTTTTTATTTATCTGCTTGTATGAAGCATATAAATCATATAAAGTAATATTTTTAACTGTTTCAAAATTATATTTGAAATTACAGTTATTCACAAGAAATAAAATAACGCCATCTAAAGCAGATGATGATTTATTATCTTGCTTATTTTGAAGTCGAGTTTTTTCACGTTCACGCTTTTTCTTAGCTCTATCCAAAATATAATCTCGTGTTTCTTTTTCAGGAACTTTTCTGTATTCACGATTTTTTTCAGCGTGTAAAATACAGCATAACAAATCTGATAACTGTTCATAAATAGCTTTATTAAAAATCACTTGGTCTTTACCATTTACAAATATTACATTCTTATTATCATCATTACTTTTTGCCCATATGTCAGAACAATCAAGTGTAGGAAATACTAATTCCCAACGTTGAATAATTTTATCTCTGTCTTTGCCCTGTTGTATTTCAGACAACAATGATAATAAAAACATTGTGAATACTTCATATTCTGTAACATCTGTCCAGTAAATTCCAATCTCTTTTAACTCCAACATTAAATCGGTAGGTGTTTGAATGAACAATGAAGCTGTTTGAAGATATCCTCTTTCAATAGCAATATCTCTATCCTCGCCCCAAACATCACCAACTAACGGAATATTCACAGTTATCAAATCATTAAATTTATACTGTTTTTGATTAAGAAGATTAAATTTCGCCATTATTTAATCCCTATATCTTATTCTATCTGACCAATCCGTTACACAGAATGTAACCAGTCTGCCAGTATATTTATTAGTCCCTGAATTAAATATACTGTTAGAAACATAATGAGCCTTAGCAATACCAAAGCAATCTTTTTCGCCAAAATCTTTTCTCAATTCTCTTACAAGAATATCATTTCGTAATTTATTATTATACTTTGGCATTTTATAATGAGTTAATATCCAAAAATATAAAGTTACCTCTATATAAGTCTTATTAACTCTTGATATAACAGCATCAGATAAATCATACAAAATAAACGAGCCTGTTTCAGTTATTGTATCAGGTATGTACTGATTAGGGAAAATATGTTTCCACATTAACTCGTCTGCTTCTTCCAAGCCATATTCGCCGTCACTAAGAACTTCTACAATAGTAGGATTAGCAAGCAAAGTATTCGTTACAAGATTTCGATAATCCTCTATTAAATTATCATTCTTTCCCATCATACACCTCCTACAATATTAACTGTTATCTCGCCAATATTTCCTGCCCCATCATCACATTTAAGAACAAAACTTTTACCAATAGCATTCTCATTTTGAGAACATTTTATCTTGCATTTATTCTCACCAGTCACAGGAGTTAAAGTGATACAACTCTGTACATCAGGCGTAGCAACAATATCCCATACAACAGGTGATAATGTATTTGCAGTGAATGTCTTATAAGACCCACCCACTCTTATACTAGGACTCCCAGTATAAGTAATTTCAATATTATTGGGTGAAACAGGTTTATTATAGTCACAAAGCCATTCTTCGATATTATCTGTGTCGGGATTATAAACATCCTCGCTAAATATCAAACATAATACTCGGCTTTCAGCATAAGATTCACTGACAGTATCAATTCTTGTAATTCTATACGGTATCGGATTTACGTTGTTATAATCAATAAACATTCGTTTGGTACGGTCAAGATAAATTGTCTCATTATCTAAAGATGTATATACCAAAAGCTGATTATAGCCCAATGTAAGAATTTTATTTCCCTCTTCTCCGGTATTATATTGCGAAGCATTTTCAACGTGAAATGGCTGATAAATTATATTACCATCATCATCTTGCCATTTAGCAATATAATTACATAAATACAAAACTACTTTTTCATACATCTTGTTATTAGTAGGCATAGTCATTATGAGCCAAATATTCCATCTATCATAATCTTTGTCATATACTTTAACATATTTGTAATCCGAAATTGTTTTTAAACGAGTTAATAATTGGCGTTGCCAACCTTTCGTTTGAGTTTCAGGAGAATTGCCTTGTATAATACCATCGATTTCAAATTCTTCTTCAAACGAATTTGTTCCTTTATCAAACTTCCCTTTACAAAGAAGAATTTTATTTGATAAGGGCGAATCTATCAAAAAATCATCTATACCTAAATCAGCGTTAAATCGGAAATCATTTTTTTCTGTTCCCTCAGTATAATGTGGCGAATTAATTAAATACCATTCTGTACTCATAAACTCACCTCAATTATAGGCTGTTGGTAGTAATTTATCATAAAATTCTGCTATTTTTGTATCAACATAATCCAATTCTTCTTTTGCGTGTGCCTTATCAGCACTTGTATTATTAAGAGTTAAATCCTTGCCAATAATATTAGTCCGTTTTATAATCCGGTCATATTGGCGTTCACAATAATAACGTTTGATTGTATATCCAAGAATTTGAATATACAAATATGGCAACGAGATTAATTTTCCATCTTCATCATAATACAAAAAAGACTTTGTGGAATCGTCAAATAGTAGAGGCTCGATTTCCTTTGAAAATTCTTCAATAGCCATTTTAAACCACTGCAAAACAAGCTCGTCATTAAGTTGATATTTTTCTTGAAATGTGGCTTCAAACACATCGACCACATCTTTATATGTAGTGATTGATATTTTCACCACATCCTTTCTTTTATACAGTCATACCACAAACGGCTTCACATTCTCTAATTTTATTAAAGTCATTAAAACCACATTCTCTAATGAGTTTAATCAGAAGAACCTTTTCTGCCTGTGTAGTAAAAGTTCTAGTAACTTCCTTCTTAAAGTCATCAAGCCCTTTAATCGCAAAAATCTTTTCAACCTTATTCTTATCAATAAGTTCAGATGTAATATCAAGATAATCCCTTGTGAGTTTATCATCTATAAAAATAGTTGCATGGTCGCCGTTTCCATTGCCACGAAGAAGTTTATTTCCATTTTCAAACTGTGAAATTACTTCTGCACGAGATAATCTTATCGAACCACCTGCTTTGATATTTACCTCTCCATTGGTTTCAAGTTTATTAAACCCAACCATCCAGTTAGCAAGATTTTTAAGTGTTATCTTTTCTTCCATGTTTAATGGTTTGATTTCTTCTTGAACATCAGATACATTTTCATCTGTAATAGCATCGTTTGTAGTTTCAATAACTGTATTATCTTCAGGAATTGTATTTTCAATAATCTTTGTTGTGTTCTCTCTTTTAGCCATATTGTCAATATATCCTTTCATGTGCTTTAATTATGGGTTACTAAATCAGTAACCCATAATCATTACCACTTAATTAAAATTAAAGATTTGTATCAGAAAGCATACCGAGCTGGAACTCTCTGCCACGAACTACCGTAGTAGCAAACTCTACATCAAATCTAGACAGAACATGACCAGTGGTAACATCATTACCGCTAAATGTAGTCAAACCACCTCTTGTCCAAGACTTAATGGGAGAGCCAAACTGCCCACCAGTAGGAACAACAATAGCAAGACCTGCATCAAGCATGGTGCTAAAGTTATCACCAGTAGCATTGAGGTTAGAATAATCATAAGGGTTAGTCATCTCTGCAAGAATTGTGCCATTATAAACACCAAGAATACCCTTTGTACGAATGTCTCTAAGGTCATCAGCAGAAATGCCCTGAATATAGCCGTATCTGCTACCATTGTAAGCAACCTCTGAATTAAAACCTGCCCAAGGAGTAAACTGCTGAAGAAGTGCATAATCACCAATAACAGTTGCACCAGTGCCAAGTCTTCTTACCTTCTTGAGAACATCATCAACGCCAATCTTAGTAAGACCTGCACCCTCAAAGAAATACTTTACAGGAGTTGCGTTCTTAACAGCATTATAAGCGTTATTTACAATCTCCCTCTTCATCTTATTGATGATATCAATTCTAACCTGATTCTTACCTTCATTCTCCTTGGACATATCACCAAGCATAAGTCTACGATAATCAGTAGACCAACCACCAGATATGGTCTTTGTACCAATGGTGTACTTCTCAGCTTTAATAACAGGGAAAATTACATCGGCGTTGAGAGCCTGTTCACGGGACTTGTCACCAATAAGCTTCCAAGAATCTATCTCGATAGATTCATCATAACCAAGAGACTCAAAATCTCCAAAAATACTCAGATTCTGTATCTCGGCAGTAAGGAAAGGCTCGACAGAATATTTTCTAATAGTATTAAGTTCAGCAAGAGACTTAGCATCACCATTAGCAATACCCTCACCAAGCTCCTTAATCCTATTTACTACCACATCTGTCTTCTTACCATATTTAGACGTATCCTTACCATCTGTAAGGGCAGAGAAAATCTCTACAATAGGAGAAGAATGCTTAATGTCATTTGCAAGAGTAATATCAGAATCACGTCTTACATTATTCATTTCAAAAGTCATATCCATAATTATTTTTCATCCTTTCTTGTTAATTTACTTCACAATAACTTCAACCAAAACACCATCGCCATCAAAGTTAATCTTCTTTGTAACCTTAAAATACACACCACCATCAGAGATATCAGCATCAGAAGCCATAATGTGAAGATTACCATCAGTACCAGCATTCATAAGAGTTGTACCAGCGGTTATAGAAGCATAGGTTTCAAGAGAGCCATATGTAATACTATCAGGAGAAACCTGAAGATACTTGCCCCTCCAAACAGATACATCCCATGCTGTGACAAGTTCGCCAGCGGGAGTTACAAAATCCTTATAAATATCATCGCCTCTGCCATAGTTTGCAATAAGCTTAATGCCAAGACCAGTAGTAGGAGCAGAAGCCACTACGCCATCAGTAACAGTACCGAGGAAGAAATTCTTTGTACCACCAGTAGCAGCTTTAACTGTACCATCGCCGACACCAGTCTTCTCAATCTGAGAAATTTCATATACCTTAATCATTTATAAAATCCACCTTTCTAAATTAATAAATAGAATCACCATCATTGCTATTTGTAGAAATATCATCTACATCAGCAAAAATATCAATCTTCTTAGAGTTCTGTTCTGCAAGAACCTTTGCCCTTTCAGTCTCGGAAGCGATAGTTGCCTTACCAATACCCTCATAAATCTTAGCCATAATAGAATTAAGTTCAGACTTAATAGGGTCAGCATTAAACGCTTCAATTTCAGTTTTTGCATATTCCTTCTGTTCATCGGTAAAATCAGCCAGAGCAGTATTAAGTTCAGACTTCTTCTGTTCTGCCTTAACAGCATTAAGTTCATCCGTAAGTGTATTCTTTTCAGCAGAAATTGCTTCTACTTCACTCTTTGCTGTCGCGAGAGACGCTTCAAGTTCAGATACCTTTTCTGTTAAAGAATTAACTTCTGTTGCCTTAATTTCAAGAGCAGAATTAAGTTCAGCAATTTTTGACTCAAATTCCTCGGTCTTACTATTGCACTCGGAAATAGTAGCCTTAATGGAATCTGTAATCATACCAAGTGTCTTTTCATCCATTGTTATAGATTCCTCCTTAATATCATTTTTTTTATTATTCAATTCAAGCAGTGAAGCCGTGTGATCCGATGGTTGAATACCACAGCCAAGAAGAGCATATCCAGAAAATTCAAATTCAATGGGGATTCTTCCAAAATCTTTATACCCATATAAATACACTATTGCAGGATTATTCTCGGTTCTTACTATTTCAACACTGCCATAAATTGTTTCATTATTAGATAGCTTTGCAGACAAAAGGTCAATGCAGTCAGAATAACGCATATAGTCCAACGTGCCTTCACCTATAAAGACCCTTTTTGTTTCATTATTTTCATTAGTAATTTCATCAATATATGCTTTGTCAAAATGACCTATGGTGGTAGCATTACTTAACAATGGAACACCATCTTTATATTGACCTGTCTCGCCATGACCCAAAATATCTGTTTTGCTATCATCTACAAATTCAACGGTTACGCTTGAACCAATAAGAGTGTCTTTTACCTTTTCGACATACTCATCTATCCAAGTAATACCATTGTCGTTGTATTCTGTACCTGTTTCATCAATAACACAAGATTTATCATAAATTTCAGCAAGAATAAGTTTAAATCTTTTATATCCTGTTTTTTTATCTTGCTTATTATTAATCTCAAATAATTTCACCTATATCACCACCTTTCCATATTAACTTGTACTTGGCTTTGGTTGATTATTGGTGTTATTCCCTTGGGTGGCTAACGTACTATCATTTGTTGCATTCTCTACATTAGGTCTACCGCCCTTATCTTCTTCACTTGAATTGTCATCTCCCGAAGAATTATAAGACGTTGGATGAGGTGTGTATTTATCATCCCATTTTTCTGATTTTTCCATATCCATAAGAGACAAATAAGCATCCAACTCCCAACCAACAGATGCGATCCATGTAGATTTACTACCACTACCGGACATATAAAGTTCTTTATTCAGAGTAACAAATTTATCTCTATTAACAAGGCTTGTAGGGAGATAATAAATTTGTATTTCATTGTTTTTATCTCTTATAATATTTTTGTTTATCACATAAGATAATTCAGTTGCAATTTCTGAAACCCAAGTATAAATTTTGCTAAATAACAATTCAAGACTAAGTTGCTGAGACGAATAATTACCACTTTCGCCATCTAACAAACCAAGAGCAAATCCCAATCCCATAGCAATATTTGAATTAAGTTTTGGCTCAATCTCTTCATTTAAAATATCCACACTTGTATCAACAGAGTCAATTTTTGTGCCAGCAGCAACAGTGAAAAACGATGTTCCTCCACGATTGTTTTTTGTCATAACCGCATTTTTTACCGTCTTATGCTGTTCTTCCTGTTGAGTTCGGGTCAGACTACATCTTCCCTTTTCACCTTCTGGCAAAGTTTGATATATAATTTTATTATTTACTTCCCCTAACACACTTCTTTTTGTGGTAATTAAATAATCATTATAAAAAATGTCTATAAGAGCAGATATTGTAATTGGTCTACCATAAGGCTCACGTCTATCACTTTTTATCTTATGAACAATTGTTTTATTATTGTCTAACACAAGCCAACTACCAGATGTTTCGTTGTTTTTCCATTTTTCATAGCCATTACGAATTTCATAAGGATAACACTTAAGTTTATTTATTTTCTTTTCTTCTGTAAATTGATTAAAATAATCAAGATTAAACGCAATTACAGGGTGATTATTTTTATAGCCTCTTATTTTTACATAATCAACAGGTAATGGTATCATTGCTACAGAAACATCTAAATTGTTTAATTCCATGAGTCCTGTCATTTCATAATCAGGAATAAATTTCATATTATCTATTCCTTGAGTTTGGAAGTCAAAATAATAATAACAAGCACCGTCTAAACAATCTCTAAATAAAAAATCTCGTATTATACTTTTATCGTTAATACAATTAAGAATATTTTCAACTTTTTGTTTATTATCCTTAATCTTTTTCTTGCTCTTCCCGGTTGATGTAAGAATGTGAGAAAGGCTAGGCAAAGAAACTATATAATCAACAGCATTTGACACAATGGGATTGGTATTATATACTTTTCTGCTCAAATTTCGAATTTGTTTGTTATTAACTATAGGATTAGATAATATTGATTTAATTTCTTCTGGTGTATAATTAGAAAATAAATCAAAATTTATATTAGCATATACTATATTGCTCCATTGAGAATTAAATTCATAAAGTTGTTCCTTCTTCTCTGTGTCATTCATAATTTCACCCCTTTCTACTTATAATTTTATTTAATTAATAAATGTGCCATAATCATAGTCAGAGCTATCTGATAATAAATCCTGTTCAAGCAAGCAAGCAAAATGCACACCGTATGATACACTTGTGTATCTATCTTTTCGGTTATTGCCTTGCTCACTTATTACAATTATACCTGTTTGGTCTCTCTTTTCATATACAAGCTCAATACATTCTTTAACTAATTGTTGAGTTTCCAAATATGGTCGTTCATAGAATAGTTGTGTGTCTGCTGATATGGCAGTTGTATAATCAGATATTGCATTTAACATACCTTCTTGGGCTTCTTGCAAAGGGACTAAAATATCAATCATTTTATTTTCTAACGTATTTTTAAATTCCATAGCAATATCACTGTTTAATTTTTGAGAGGCAACAACAGCGTATAATATTGGTAACGCACCATCTACTTTAACTCTATTTGCTATATTATCATCATTCATACATTTCCAAGCTTGATATTCTTTATCTCGCTCTTCATCATACATAACACGAGCTAATAAATCATATACAAGAATACCACCATTTCTTATATCAAGAACACAATAGTCTGCTTCAAAATCTTCAAATAATTGTTTAATTCTAAGAGCTTGCTTATTTCCATCCCCACCTTGAATAGATTCAAGATAGCAAACAACTTTCCGATAACCCCGCTTTAATTCTTTTTCTCCGTTATCTCCTATTTGATAAGTCATACTTTCAGGCAATAGTCTAATACATGAAAAAATAGAATTATCATTCTTTTTATTTGTTACGAAAGCCATATCACAAGCTATGATTCGGATTTCTCCCGTTTGTTTAGGAATGCTATAAGGATTTTTCTTATGTGACAATACATCGGACATCACTCTTGGATAAAACGGTTTTTTGCATCTCATATTATCTTTAAACATTGAATATGTAAAAAAAGCAGAAGTGTTTTCTTTTACTCTTTCATTTAAAAACTCTATTCTCCATGTCAAACTGTCCTGCTTAGCTTTTTCACGTTTAAGCTGTTTTATAGTTTTAATATTATGTTTTAAGGTAATACTTTCATCAAAAGCAAATAAGCAACCGCCTTGCTCATTAAGCATATTATTTAACGCTGTATCTGCAATATCCCACATCCAATGCCCATTATCAAACCAGCTAGAAGAAATATAAATATCTACTGGCTCATCTTGAACATCTTTCATATCTTTATAAGGCTCAATTATAGCATAAGGAGCGGGTCTGATAATCTGAAAAGGTGATAAAATACTATCATCTACCTCTTTTTCAATTTGTCTATATTCCTCTCTGAGCAAACTCGTTGATCTATGCCCACGACCACTTTCCCCCGCACAAACAACAGTTATTGTGCTACCATTGCGAAAAACTATAATTACTTCGTTTTGATTATCTTTAATAGTTGCAATTTCTCTCCGTAATGTAGAGGACATATTCATTAATTCATTTTTAATTTTTTCTGTAACAATAAGTTTTGCTTGTCCCTTAGTTCCTGAAGCCAATACTATTTTTGAATAAGGTTTAACAATACAAGTGCAACAAGCATAAACTGCTATAATAAATGATTTAGCAGCAGAACGACTGGCTATTATGGCAATAAATTGACTTATACCCATAAAATACAAAATTATTACTTGGTATAAATGCAATTTTAATCCTAAATAATCAATAGCCACCCTATGCAAATTTCTTCTAAAGAATGTTGACCATAAATATAAATTGTCAACATTTTTAGGATTACTTAAATAATGAGTACTCGGAAATTTTTTATATAAAACTTTTTGATTATCGTCAGCATATTTACTCGCCATCATTATCACCGTCCTTGACACAATATTCTTTATCACGTTCAGTTGTGCCCAAGACTAAATTTTTTAAAGGTCTCAATACAAATCTTTGGAAATATTCTCCTATACCATCAAAATCTTTATATAATTTCTTGTCTTTATAATATTCTTCTGGTGTATATTGAGAAATTACAGCAAGAGTTACACCAAGGGTTTCATCACCACTTGCATCTGTTTCTTGCACAGTTTTTAATCCTGCCTGTTTAAATGTATCACGATAAAGTTTTGTATATTTTTCAAAATCAGTACTATTGCCATCTTTAAATGCTTTAAGCTGAAGTAATTTAGTGTAACATAAATCTTTGATAAATATTTCTTGATTATTATCACAATTGGGGTTTTGTTTTTTAAGCATTTTATAATGTTCTTCGAGAGCAACAATATCCTCACTTGATACTTGTCCCCAACGTTCAAACATTACCTTTGTAATATTTGTTTGACCTTCGACTTTCATTTCATCTATCTGGTCTACATTTTGAATGATGCCCTTGTTCATTTCTTGCAGGTATGTATCATATGTTTTCCCATTGTTTTGATTAAGATTACAATTTCTCACATAATTCTTAATTCTACTTCTATTTGCATCAATTTTTTTTGTAGAATTAAGAATTATCTCATTGAAATACATATCCCAATGTAAACAAATACGTTTAATTGCCTCATTCTGGCTACCAAGTATTTCTGTATATTGTTCTACTAAATTTTCAAGACAATGATTGCAAATTGGCAGAAATGAATTGTTCCCTTTATATAAAGGTGATTGACTATAAGAAAAATTACCCGACTGTTTGGTGTATTTTTTACCACAAGTGCAGCATTTATAATAATCTTCAGCAACTGGTTCAACAGGTTTTATTGTTTTTAATACGGTTTCTTCCTGATGTGTAACAATACCAGATTTATTTTTAATAGGTCTGCTTCCTTTTTCATTAATTTTTCTTGGCATAATCAATTCACCTCCAATTCTTTATCTAAAATACTTTCAATGTTATTCAAATCCCAATAAGGAATACGAATAAGTTTAATACCGTTCTGTTTACAATAATTTGTTTTTATTGCATCGTTTTTTACTGTATTTTGAAATACTACATTAGCTTGTTTATCATCACATCCATTCCATGAAACTTTTTCAAAATGCCCAATCCCGTCAAATTCTATACAAATATTATAATCTGGCAAGTAGAAATCAAAAGGTAAAGGTTTTATATTTTTGCAATTTTCAAACTTATATTGTGGAATAAAAGGTATTTTATTGTTTTTTAAATAATTATTAATTATTTGTTCACCATGTGAAAAATTACAAAATGGGCAACCAGTTTTACCATTCAAAATATTATGCGGTGTTGAAAACCAAACATTTTTACAAATCTTACACTTATGTTCAATTTTAGTTTTGTTATTTATGTATTCCCCTACAACTATAATATTAGAATTAATTTTTTGTAGGTCTTTCTTATATTGCAAAGTTGTTTTCCGTATATTATTAGAACAAACGGGGCATCCAGAATGTTTTTTCTTTTCAATCAAATGTCTAGGCAATGTTTCCCACTCATATCCACAAACATTACATTTATGTCTAGATTTAATATTTAATCCATTAAAATCACCAATTATTTTTATTGTAAAATTTGTAATTGAATTTAAAACATCAATATACTCTTCTTTTGTTTTTATTTTTCTTCTTCCATTAGAACAATTAGGACATAATTTGGTTTGATATTTACTTAATAAATTGCCAGCATTAATATCCATTTCATAAGCACATTTTAAGCATTTAACCCTTATACTATTCTTCATGTTTATATATTGCCCAATTACAATTAAATTAGGATTTTTCTTTTTTAATTTTTCTACAAATTCTTCTTGTGTTACTTTTCTGCCCATATTTTCTTCTCCATTCTACACCTTCTCCTAAATCTTTTATTTAAACACAAAGAAAAGCAATGACAGGGGAGAAGATCCTATCATTGCTTTTCTTACAGTTTGCAACTCCGTAAGTCTTTGTATCTATTTCTCTCAATCAACCTCATGCGGTCAATCAAGGCATATATAAAGCCCTACCATTACAGTAAGGCTTAATTTTATTTAATTGTATTTACAATAAAAAATCACTTTGTGGCTGTTCTACTCTTGAGATGTTGCTATTAGGCTCACATAGTAGATAACTATTTAAGCTACACTGTTACACCACAATAAAATTCAACTTCTATCGCAAATCAATCTATTTTAATCTTCACTAACTTTACTATTGAGTTTCTTCTTTATTTCATTAATCTCATTTGTAATTGTCCCACTACCCTTTCTAAAGAAACTTCCAATCAGTCCCATAGTTCCATAGAATAACGGAATAACCTCTGGTGTAAATCTATCAGTTGCAAATATCATATTCAGTCCATTTGCTACAACATCACCTATGCAAAGTGACATTATCCAGCCAATAAAATATGCTATTCCAAAAGCTATTACCGGAGTAAAAATTATCACAGCTATGCTAAGGAATGATATAAATATCAGTCCTGCACAGCCAAGACGGTCTATAAGACGAGTTTCGGGATTGGTAAATTTAGAATTATTGTTATTGTTATTGCTATTGTTGTTCATTTTTGATGTCCTTTCTCTTGTTTGCTTATCATAAAAATTTAATCAACAAATCCAAACATATCATTTATAATATCTTCATCTTTGTTTTTAAGGTATCCGGAAGTTGTACTTATATCTGCATGATGAGCGACCACTTTTATCTGCTCCAAATCAAATACTTTATTAGTGCCATCGGGATTTTTTAGTCTTTCGTCTTGCCCAGTAGCTAAACATTCCAACCGAGAATGTCTTATACTATGTGGAAATATATTCACTTCTTCACCACGAATTTCAGATAATATTTTAGAACATTTTATAATTCTATCATACAAAGCGTGTTTTTCAATTTCTCGTTTTTCTCTGCCTGCACGTTCAGCCACCCAAAGGCTTTCAATATTATCATCACCACGTTTTTCAAGATATTGTCTTATAAGTTCCTTTGTGTCATCTAAATACACCAAAGGAAACAGCTTCCCACGCTTGCCTCTAACAATATTTGTTTTATTGCCATCAAGCAACCCTGTTTTCTTGACTTGATAAACTTCATTACGTCTACCGGCAGAGTCATAACTTAAACTCCATAAAACAGCAGTTTGTAAATCACCCATTTCAATAAGTTTATCTCTAACAGCGATAAATTCTTTGAAAGTAAAAAAGAAATCATCATCATTAGTCTTTACTTTTTCTCTAGGAAGTCCTTTGACTTTCTTAGCATAATTAACATCATAATCATATGAATCGTCATTTTCACAATATGCCAACATACTATTTACAGTTGCTTTTAATCTGTTGACCCTACTTGCCGATAAATTACAATCATCAGAAAGCCAAATACTCATATTTCTAAAATCTTTTTTAGTCATTTCAAGAATAGATTTATTCTTATGATGCAAAAGAATATAAATTAAAATTATTCGCCCATCTTGAAAATATGAATAAAGCGTACTGCTCGCTTTCTTTTGTTGCTTATATTCAGCAAGAAAATCTTCAAGTATAGCTTTATTATCGGGATTTACTTGTTTCCACCGTTCAGGAGTATAAATCCTATTATAAACACCTCTACTACGAGCCAATTCCATCCTGCCCTTTCTACTTTTATTATTAATCTCGTTTAAATGTTTCTGTAATTTCTTTTATTACATGAATATTTGTAAGCAAAGGCTCTCTGTCCGCTCCTTCAATAAATATTTCATCACCAATTACTAGATATACTTTTTTATCATTATGTAAAAGCATATCAAAATAATCACCTAATGTGTTTTTATTTGGGTGTTTTGGCAACATTGGATAATATTGCCCGTTACTTGCAACTGCTTTCCAAACCGAAACACCACCTTCCGATCTATAACAGCAGTCACCTCTATGAACAACACTTTGTTGATTATGAGGAATCTCTCCAAACCTAATATATAATGGCATTTTTGCTTGTTTCATAAATTCACCTTAATAGTAAAATAATATTTTGAGGTGTAGCATTTCGCTACACCTCATTATTAAAGAGGATAAAAGACAATTTACTCTAATCTGCATATAGGAACCTAATCTAAAGCAGGATTAGACCGACAGGAACATACCCCATCATACATAAGTCATTGCATACAAAATAAAACAGATAATCCATAAATTATCCATGTTAAACATCTGCAATATGTTTTTGAACAGATATTTTAATAAAAATACCAGAATCTCTTTCTACACATGGTAGATGAGCTATCAGAATAAATCTGACCTCGACTAGCGAGTAATCCTTTTAAGGACTTGGAGCTGATAGTAGGAATTGAACCCACAACATTCTGAGTACAAAACAGAAACTCTACCAATTGAGCTATATCAGCTTATCAATTATACCCTTTAAGGTATAAATAATCATATTTATTTAAAAATCATACCCGATAAGGTATAATCAATATAACAAATAAGCACCGCCCTATACCCATAGAACGGCACTCATCTGTTACGGAGGATGCGAAAGGAGTTTTATGCAAAATTAGCAATTTATGAATTTCACACGCCCAGCACAAACATGTGCCGAGTTGTTTTTATTGGGGCTACAACATCGGAAACCATACCCACAAACATGAGTTTATAGTCATACGGATTGATTGGACTTTACATGATTGTTTTTTCGGCTCATATTTTACATCTCCGCCGCAGAGAACCTGAGTCATGTACCCAGGCGTTGAAGCTTACTTAAAAATTCTTTCTTTTCTTTGTCAGTCATATCAGAGAAATATCTAATTTTTATAGATTTGACAGACTCTCGCCTATCCTTTTGTGACATTTCAATAGCATTAACAAACTTCTGAGCCATTTCTTCTGTGTCAATAACAAAATTCTTGGTCAAAGACGATGTTGGCATAATAACACCTCACAAATTTATTTATCGGTGAGACACCGTGAGATTTGCACTCACACCTGAAAGGTCTACTGCAAGGACGCCCCATATAAAAGGTTTTATCATATCATCTGGATAACCATAAACCAAACCCACCCGCAACACATTATAAATGTGATTATTTCGCTGATATGTACACTAATAATATAAACTTGGCATATTATTTCAAGACGTAACCATAAACGTCTGCCCCCCATTCCGTCCATTAAGGCTGGTTGACTTCCTGTAAGGCTGTGATATAGTCAGACAGCACTATTGCACTGCCTGACCCCACATCTATCAATTATCTGTACAGACAAGAGATATTCTTAATTTTATAGATTTTACCCCAATCTATTTTCTTTAACATCTAGTATCAAAAATGTGCATTTCCTTAGATGTAGTCAAATGTGCAAAAATATCATTATCGCATTCAACATCAACATAAGCGATATCACATTCAGTATCAAAATAAACTTTTTTATCTCTGTTTACCATAGGCTCAATGAAAACATCAGTAACACCATTAATATCTATAAATGATATTACATAATCACACCAGTCCTCATCGTCTATATCAATTTCGATAAACTTATACTTGTCACCTATACAATTAGTAACACATATCTTCAAAAAATCTATTACCTTTGTGCAAGGTACAATAATCGAAGTATCATTCTTACTGCTACTCAATGCCTCGGTAAACACATCATATTCAGTCATCTTTTCTACGAGCATAAAATTCTCCTTATGTACTTCATCTTGTTTCTTTTTTTTAATTTTGTTTTATGTTCTTATATATAAAATTCTTATACTCAGATTACTTGGCAGGCTTATGCTTCTTGGGGTCATAAGTCTCAGCAACGGAATCCTTCAGAGAGCCACTAAACTTAAACGCCGGAACAAGTGTGTCTGCGGTCTTCCACTTCTCACCGTTGAAAGCAGAAATACCCTCACGACCCGCCTGAAAACGAGTACTAAATGTACCAAGACCATCAATCCTGATAGTATCACCAGAAGTAAGAACCTCTGCAATAGCCGAGGTTACAGCATCAAGCATATCACCACATACTCTCTTGGAATACTCCTCGCCAGTTACTTCGTTTACCTTAGTCTGAATAACATCAATAAAATTCTTCTTTACCATAATTTTAACCTCTTTCTTTGTTTTCTTTTGTTGTTGTTTTTATTAGAGCTTAATTTAACACAACAAGATTTGTCTTTTCTCTTATTGTATTACCTTTACTATCCTGACACAAATATATAAAGCCTTCCTTTTGACTGTTATATAATTGCCCATCAGAATAATTGTTTGCTTTTGTATCACAAAAAGCACCTTGTTCATAAATAGTGGTATTACCTATACTATACATACCACTGCGATGTGTATGAGCTAAAACAAGAGTTTTGAAATTATAACCCTCATTTCTAAACCAAAGCATTGCCTTTTCAGCAGTCTTTAATATCCCTGATGAAAATGCTTTTGGGTGTGCGAATATACAGTCGCCAATCTGGTTAAACCAATTTCCTGTATATTCAATTTCAACATCGTCAAAAACTTCCACTAAAGGTTTATATTCTACCTTGGTTCTTTCACGCTTATTATAATGCTTAAAACCATCTACACAAATAAGTTCTAGTGCTGTCTGTGGCATTAGTTCAAGAATATCCGTGTCAAGATTTTTGGCAAAATAATTCTGAAATCTGATTTCATGATTTCCAAAATTGATTACAACCTTTTTAGGCGTCATGTACTCAATCAAATCAATAATATACTGACGAGTTTCAATAATTTCTTCCATAGGAGACTTTCGATAAATCTTAGGGAAGCTTGAAATGCCCTGACAATCACCGATATCTCCATTCAGATGAAGAATATCAACCTTGTTTTTATACTTCTCTAATTTACAAATAGGAAGTTGATAAGGGACGTGGCAATCAGAGATACATAATATTCTAGTTGCAACACCAACATTATCTAAATTACGTTGATACTCAATACCTTTTTTCATGCAGGCATAATGTTTTCTCCACGCAGACTCCGATTTCTGAATATCACTTTCCTGATTAAGCAAAAGCGAAATATCTCTGCTAGTAAGACCATATTCAATTTTATTTTCATATAGCCTTAAAGCATATGTATCAAAATCTTCCCCATCCAGTCTCTTATACTTTGTCATGCACACCGACCTTTAATCGTCTTCCTCGGCAGGAATATCATCATCAATACTAATAGTAAGACTAACGCCCTCCTGACCTATAAATTCATCAATAACCTTATTGAGATTATAAGTCTTGGTATCATCCTTGCCAATTTCAGTAATCATAAGTTCACTTCCCTCACGAGAAATAAGACCCTTTGAAAAACTTACCTTCTTAACTGTCTTAGCCATAATAATTTGTCCTTTCTATGTACTTTCTTCATGATAATGCTGAATAGCTATTACCAAATCAGCCTGTAATTTCTCCGTATCTTCAAAGACAAAGATAGTTTTATCCTTATCTTCTTTACGGGGTTTTATGTCTACTATCACATTTCCCATTTTTAGCAATCGTCTTGCAACATAGGGTGTGAATATACACTTTGTCTTTATATAGAAATCACCTTCTCTTGTACTTTTTGTGAATTATATTTAATTCTCGAATAATTCCGCAAACATTTTACTTGTTTCACTTCTAACGTCTTCACCGAGATAAATGCAAGCAAATTTGGGTTTGCCCTTAAATGCATTACACATTTTTACTAAAGGATTTCCTTGCGAATGATTTATAACAGACTGCTTATAATCTCCAGCAAAATAAATCTTGCTATTTTCGCCTAATCTAGTTCCAACAAGCCTTATCTGCTTTTCTGTTAAATCCTCTGCTTCATCACAAAGAATGATTGTTGAATTATAAGTCGTGCCTTTCATATAATAAGGGACATTTACATCTAATGTGCCAGACATCCTAAGCCTATCAAGTTCAAACTCCCCACCATTTAGCGATTGTGCTAAAGGAGAAAAGAAGTTGCCAATCTTATCATTCAAGTCACCGGGCAAATACCCAACACTCATACCTTCACCAAGTGTTTCTCTGACACCGAGTATCTTTGACTGATTGCCTTTCTCTTGCACATTATATAAAGCCATTTGCATAGCAAGGAACGTTTTACCACTTCCATAACCACCTAGGATAGCAGCGATTGTAATATCAGGATTAAGTAAAATGTCTAATGCGCATCTCTGTAATGAATTTTTAGCCTTGATAAATTTAGATGAAGGGAGTTTGAGACTTACAAACTTTTCACCATCAAAACGCATTTCTTTCGAAGTATTATCATCTGTATTCTCTATAATAAGGTATTCATTTACTACCCAATCAGATAAATCTATTTTATTCATCAATGAGTTTATCGTATCAGTATTTCCTCTAATGGTGCGGTATCCTTGATAAATTTCTCCAGTTTTATCGTTTCCATTTTTCTCAACCGTCAGTTCAAAATAATTTTCAGCAATCAACCCACAAAGATAGTCATTCGTAACGAATACCACAGAATTTTCATTGTCAAGATTTGCTCTCTTTGCAGTAGCAATAATCAAATTATCATTATTGCATTCTAACTTCATTCCCGAAAGCATATTATAATCATCTTCTGTAACTACCACTACTTCTGGTTTGTCTCGCATTATTGCTTTAACAGCCTGTCGAGCCTTATATTGAATTTCATCAGATTTATTACGGTTACTCTTGATTGATTCAAGCTCTTCAATTGTCTTGGAACTAATAATCACATTTGTAAGGTCTATATTATTTTCAAGAATTACATTTGTGTCTAAGAATTTCTTGCCCATAGATACCTCACAGAATTTCATCAAGATTTGTCACTATCTTATGACAAACTCCATATTCTAAAGCCTCATTTGCAGAAATAAACCACTCAGTAGAAATGTTTTCAGCAAGTATATCTTCTGGAATATTTGTATTTTCTTTAAGATAATTTTCAAGTTCTTCAATTTTACGCTGATACTCCATTACAGCAGCTACAACTTGAGCATAAGTACCTGAAAAGCCATTTCCTTCGCCTTGATGAATTAAAAAGGTTGCATTTGGGAAAGCGAATCTTTTATGACAAGCAAGATAAATAAAACAACCTGCACTACAAGCTTGTCCTACATTAACTCCATATATGGGGGTATTGGATAATTTAATTGTATCTATCAAGGCATTGTTTATGTCAAGTGACCCCCCATAAGAAAAAAACATAAGTTTTATTGGTTTTCTCTGTTCAACAGGTGTATTTTTATCTTCCCTATTCCATTCAATAATCTTTCTTGAAAATTCAAGCCAGTAATCATCCACTTCTGTATCAAGCCAAAGCACACGATTTTCAAGATTCCTATAAAATGTAATCAATTCTGGAGAAGGGAGAGTTAAATTTTCAATCTCCTTCGGGATAGAAACATGAATTTCATCCATAAATAATAAAATTTCCTTTAATTTTGTTACAGCCACCAGACTGCCCTATGTAAATAACATAGGATATTTGTTATTTGTGTAATCTCGTATAAGAGATTACTCGCCCCTGAGCCTCTTAATAGCATTAAGAACTCGATCACTTTCGGTAACATACATCTTGCCACGCTTAGATTTCTGCTTGACTGTGCGGCGTATTGACACTCCCGGTATAAGCTTACGTAGTTCCTTTGCTTCTTCCTTTGAAACACAAATCATTCCTTTTGATGTCCTTTCTTGATTTTTGAATAAAAGAAATATCTAATTCAGATTTACTAAACCATAATTAGATAAATAATAAGAAAAATAACCATTGACAAATATCCATATCAGTGATATAGTATAATGGGATATTATAATGTTTTTTCCCTTAAAGTCTAGATTTTTTAATAAAAAGACAAAATAAAATGCCCACAAAACCGCATAAATACAAGGTTTGTGGACATTTTACAAACAAAAATCAAAAGTGGAATTTACCTAGTCTTTCTATTTCTATCCCATTGCTTACGATATTCCCTTTGACAATTATCACATCTAATTTTTTTCATGTTCCTAATATCTACGTCAAATTCTTCGCCGCAATCACAACATTTTACGACCTTTTTATGATTTTTCTTTAACCTCTCCTTTCTCTCAATCTCTCGGCAAAGACATTCATCACACAAAGTCTGATTTCTTTGTTTGACATAAAACCTAGTCTTACATCTCTCACATTGAATATAATTCTCATCAATATTTCTACAAAGATTATTATAAACAATATCCCCATACAAAGTCCAAAAGGCTCTCTTATTAATGCTCTTGCTAATACCAAATAATTGTTTAACCAACACATCACATATGTATTTTTCGTCATACCCCAAAGAAATTAATTCATTTCTTATGTCTGTGAGCAACGAATCATAATTGCCATCTTTATCATAAGATGTTATATTCTGCTTCAGCTTGCTCACTAGTTTCCTATATGTAATTGCTATTTTATCATTTGTTTCTGTATCTGGATTTGACATAAGCAATTGATAATTAAACTTTCCAATATTATCAGCAGTAAAATTAAATTTTAGATTCTTCTTTGGGAACAAATTAATGATACGATTAACTGGGGAATTGTTTCTTTCCTCAACCTGTTCTCCCGTTTTGTCTTTAGCATACATAAAAAACGCTGGTAATTTCTTTTTCGTATATTTCTTTATTATTTTATCAACGTTATCAGGGCGTTTAGATTTATAAAGTGTTTTGGCATAATCAATAGTCTGATTATTCTCAAGACAAAGCCATTTAATGCAATTTAGTGCTTCTTCTCGGCTATTGCCATCTCCCAATGCCCCACTATTTTTTATCTTTGATATGTCATTACTATATATACCGATATTACCACCCGTGTACGCAAGAGAAAGACCTTTATACAAATTGTCAGGTGTAATTAATTCACATTTAGCCTTTTTCATATCATAAAACAAAGGAACTATCCCATTCATATTACGTTTAGCTACGGATATTAAAGTATTATCCTGAATAACTAACGCCTTATCCCCATCAACATCAAACATCAAAATTTTTGAAATGATATCATGGCAACTTGTATATATAGCCTTTGTAGTAAACCATTTATCAATTTTATCCGATGTGTAATTATTTCTAATTGCGTGTTCCATATAAAGGTGTGGGCTTCTAAGGCAATCAATTTCTTTATTATATTCAAACAAATTACAATGAACATTATCTCCACTCAGCAATCCCTTGGGGTATTCTTCGTGCGAAAACAACCACTCACAAAAAGCATATAAATCGGGCAACAAAAACGTATAGCAACCATTAACCTTGAATTTAGCAGACCATAATTCTTTTTCCAAACTGTTTTTTAAATCTCGTAAAGATTGTCTTGTATAAGTGTCATTTAATAATTCTGGATATTTAATTAAGCATTTTTGGAAAGCATTCTTGTACGAATTGTCTTCTATCGCCCCGAAAGCCTCTAACATTGTTTGAGGATTCTCCGCAATATCTGTTATAAAATCATTGCTCTCTTTGCATAATTCCTTTAATTCATCATCTGTTATATCCAAAAGTGACTGTATCATTTGATAATTAATTGTTGCCTGTGGGAAATCCTCCTCGATATTACAAACGCCAGCCTGACAATTAAACTTTACAAAATTATCTTTGTATTGCCCCCAATTATCAAAATACTTCCACATTTTAAATTGACTTTTTGTAAAAATAATTTGGATATCTTCTTTTATAATATCATGCTTTATCCCATATATATCTGTTACAATAGGAGAACAACTATTCTCTTTTATAAACTGAACAAAATCAAATACTCCCAATAAACCCTTGACCCACGGTAGACGTGCCATAAAATTTTTCTCACTCACCGATGGTAACATTATACCGCAACCATCCATATGAGGTATCGGAACACCCATAGTTTTTCTTGTAATTTCATAAGTTATATCATCAATATAATCTACTTCACAAGGAACGCTATTCTCAAAATCATCTACCACTATAGTTTTTGAAATATCAAAATCTACCCACTGGTCTGTTGCTGAATTGCACAAAGCAAGATACGCAAGATACTTATTTATATTCATTCCACCAAGGCTATTGATGTGTTCTATTGATAACCCACAAGTAAGAGTATTCCAGTGTTTAGTTAATAAATCTTCCCTAACACATACCATTTTTTTTGTCCGTATCTGCCCAGCTGAAGAGCTAAAAAATATATACTTATGCCCATTCATCATAAATCCATTTTTTATGATATTCTCAGCAATTTCAAAGAAAAATACTTTAATAATTACTATTTCAGTATTAAACTCACGTTCTTTAAGTCCAAAGCATCTCGTAAGAGCGCTGTCAAAAATAGAAACTCTTTTCTTAGGGGCAGGAATAACTTTAGAGACGTTTATATCTGATTTATCTTTTATTGTTATATATAGTTTATCAGGACGAGCTGTCCTAATAATATCCTTATTCTTTTCAAATATTTTGGAAAGTTGAGCTTTATAGTCAGTTATTTCACTTGTATATTTTTTATGCCACTTATTGTACTTAGCTATTTGTTTTTCTGAAAACGGTTTCTTATTTTTAGATACACCTTTCTTTAATTGCCTTTCAATATGAGACTTTACAACACGTCTTTTTATAATCTTTTTGTCTATTTCATTCTCTTCATCAGTATAAAAACAAGCTGTATCAAGACCATAAACATAATATAATTTATTAAGAGCCATCTATTTCTCCTTTAATCCTCATTCTTAATCAAATCCCATAAATCTTCTAAACTCCCTAAAGTAGAAGCATTCCCGTTCTTAGTCACATATTCCAACCCATTTTCTCCCCAATCATTCTCATATACATACCAATAAATCCATTCTTCTTTATCATCAACAATATCAGCAATTGTACCGATAATCTCGCTAAGCGAGGTCGTTTCTATTAACTTATCACTACAAGAACCAAACAAATCATAAAACCCATCCCAAAACTTTTCTATCTCTCGATATTTCTTCTTGATTACTGTCATTAGCTTAATAAATTGTTCTTTGGTCATATTTACCTCATTTTAATAAACTTTTAATGTCCAATCCATCAATATCCTCATATATCAATTTCTGAAGCATACAATATCCTGTCCGGTACTTTTTGTTTTGTTGCATACACTTTTCTATAAACATTTAACTTACCATCATTCCTAAAAATATTTCCATTTATGAAATCATCACCCCTCATATAATAATGAACAGTATTATCTTCATTAATTATCAAAACATAATCACCATACGGCTTTTCTCCTGTCACTTTCAAATGATAATCATAATAATCATTATAATTCGTCCAGTTTTCATACAGCAATTTATATTTCTTGTTAGGCACAAACTCTTTACAAATATGCTGATTATAATCAGTGTGATGCCCGGAAAAAATATTTGGTGCAAATCTAATTATATTATGATCTATACGTTTACATTTTGAAATAAATCCTTCGGGCGTTTTACCAATTGGAAAATCACAAAATACACAATGTTCACACCTTATATTATTTTCATATAAAGCATCTAGTATCTCCTCTTTAGAATATTGAGGTATCAATATACGTCCTCCTCTTAATTAAATATCCTCATAAACATTTTCCTGTAAATATCTATTTAGCTCACTCTTATACATATCTCTGTCACAATAATTATCAGTTGTATAATCACTCCGATACCACGCTATCTGGCTGTCCAGATAAAAATGTTCTCTGCCAACAGAAATATCATTATTCTTTGCGAAAACGCCAAAATCCCAAAAGTTCTCAACATCTCCAATATCCATTATGTAAATACTCACCTCTTTTCTAAAATCAAAAATTTGATTGATTTTCTTATATTCAATTCAATAAAAATTTATACTAACCATCAAAGTAATGAACTTATACTATCTATGACAGTTATATTGAAATTTTCTTTATTGGGCTTTCAAAATTCATACAATTTTTGATTATTATATTCTACTGTATTAATGCCCATGCAACATCTTCAACACTTCTATGATTTCTTATAGAATTAACAATCAATTCATCTGATACTAATGATAATATTTCTTTATACGGCATTTTCAGTGCGAGAAGCTCCATATAAAGAAAACTTCTGTATTCTTCTATTCTTTCTTTCTCTTGTAATCCCTTAATATCATTTTCATTATTAGCCATTGTCTTCATCATCTGTCACCTTACTGTTACCTTTCTTTTCTCTCATCAATCTCATTCTTTCAGACATAGCTTGCTTCTGCTCATCAGACATAGTTCTTTTTGCATTAGGGTTACGAATACCAATAGCTGTTGCAGAAGCACGAAATGTAGCGCCCTGCCAACTGCCATCCGTATGCCTTGTCTCTGAAATTTGTTCCCAACCTTGTTTAATACACTTATTAGCATACTTTTGAATAGTAGTGTCTATCTCTGCCCAGAGTTTACCCTTTTCATCAGCAGAAATGTTGATAAGAACCTCACGCTCTTCCGGAGTAAGTTTTACAGATGTTATAATTGTCTTCATATTTACTTATCCTTTCGTAATATCAATAGATTTTATATGTTAGGTTGTGCATAATTGTACAACTCTTTTGCAACAATTCCAATATTTTTAATATCGGAATTGTCATCTGACACTCTTATAAATTTACATCCTAATTTTGAGTTTATATATTCTTCCCTTATTTTTTCTTCATTTTTATTATAATTCTTATGACTGTTTTCATCATATTCTATAGCAATTTTCAAATCAGGGATGTAATAATCTATTCTATATTTATCATCTATTTTATATTGTGCTATGCCTTTTATATTAAACGCCGATAAAAACTCTTCCAAATCATTTACGAAAGAAAGTTCTTTTCTTTCTGTAATTACAATTAATTCTCTATTACCTATTTTATCTTGAATTTCCACCAAAAGCTTTTCTTTCAATTCTTTTTTCACTTGCGCTGATTGAATTATAAACATAATTCCTTGCAAATTATAAATTAGTCGTTTTCGTTTTACAAACCTGTTCCCCTCCATCATACCTAAAGTAACAGTAGTTGAAAACTTATCTAGTCGTTCCTTATGCTTGAGGTGTATGTTCTTTATAGCGTTTGTCGGATTGTTATATCCTAATGCTCTACCAATCTGTTCTCTAGTCAAGAAATACTCATCATTAATATCAACCCAGAAATCACACGGTGTTGCTTCTTCAAAGTTCTCGGTTGTAATAAACTTTAGATTATTCATACTCATTTTGGTTTTAATCCTTTCGCAATAAATTCTTATCAAGATAATTATAAATTATCTAATACTTCATCAAACTCTTTATCTAATTCTTCATTATCGTTCTGCCCTCTCTTAGGATTTACCTCTAATTGCTTAAAGTGAATATTCAGCAGATAATCAGCTAATGCTCTCTGTATCTCCACATAATTAGACCTGTACAAAAAAGGCTTTTCTTCATCATTTTCTATTAAAAATTTATCAACATCATTCATCTGTTCTGATTCCATTGCCTGTTCCCTGTCTAGTCTATCACTCTCGCTTTCTAAGAATTTATTCCAATTATCTTCATATTTCTTTTCAGCCTGAATATTAAGACATTTTATTATCTCTGCATTCAATTGTGTTTTTCTGTCCTCAGTTGATAGTTGTCGTATTTCTTCTGCCTTCAGGGGTATCTGTTTAGCAATATTATCAATATACACCACTCTAAGCTGTGGATAACATCTATCCCATCCATATTCGTTCTTTATATAATCATTAAACCTTTCAAAGAACTCATCACTCTTATAACACAACATTACTTCCATTGTATTATTGAAGCCCATCTCTTTTATAATGTGACTCTTAGCTTCAAGTATCAACTTATCCTCATAAGCATTAGACTCTCTAAATTCAAGATTATTTGTATCAGGGTCAGGTTCAGCAATAATATTTACTTTCTTATAGTCTATAAGACATCTGTTCTTCATACTCCTAAGAGCAGAATATAATATCTTGTTCAATTTCTGCTCTGCCCGAAAATAAAAATTATTCACATCAAAACTAGACACCATAGGGAAGTCAGAGAAAACAAATTCATCTTCATTATTCATTATCGTTTGCCTGATTACTTCGTTTCCTCTTTTCGTTCCTAACTTATTTCTTATATCATATCTATCATTAGTCATACCAAGAATACGATACATCTCCTTATTTCCGACAGTAACCTTATAATCTTGCTGTCGGGACAAGAACTCTAGCAAAAGAAGCTCTATATACTTTACATACAACCCCTCTCTACGCTTACGAGCGTCATCAGTAGCAAAAGGCTCATCATATATCTCATCAATTACATAACGCTGACCATCTCTATGAAAATCAAAATACCGCTTCCAACGGTCTACCTGCAACCTTTTTGAACCTCCAGTTGTAACTTCTTCATTGAGTAAGTCACACATTACTTTATAGTTTTTTACCACATTACCATCTTCGCAATTTTGGGAATTCTCATTAAGATAATTTTGAAGTTTACTAATATCTAAGGTGTTCTTTAAATAATCTTTATAAACTTTCATATATAATCTCCTTTTATATATTATAGAATTGTCAGAACCCGTGGGTTAATTATAACCACAATTTAGTCACAATAAAAAATTATAAAATTGTCACAATATAATACAATCTTATTTATTATTTATTTTTGAATTAATTTGTGACAATTTTTATTTTACTTCAATCAAATATATCACCATCTCCTTATTAATACTTATCAAAATTTATAAATCTTATCGCTTTTTTCTTTTTGCTACTTTTTCTTTTTTGGCGATAAGTCGTAACCCTCCAAATTTGCGGAACGTAGTGACAGCAAATTTGGTTAGGGTTACGAGTTTGTCATCAAAAAAGAAAAAGTAGATTTTTAATAGAATAATTGTTTTTAGAATATCTTATATTATATTTTTATAATTCCTTAATATCATCATCTCTTATCACTTTTAATATTGTCTAAAGAATTTGCTATATTGATTATAGCATATTACTTTTCTTTTGTCAAGTCATTATTCTGACGATTAGTGGTTTATATGAATATTTTAATTTTTAATGTAAAATAGACCCCTGTGGGTGGTTAGTTTGGGATTATAAAAAGATTTACCTATTGCAATAATAATCTTAACCGAATATATTGTCTTTATGGAATCTGAATTATATTATTGCAAAAGTTTTTATTTATCATATTTTTTGAAAATAGATTTTTTTCTTTGAAAAATATTAAAAATATTGAAATTTTATTGTTCTTCGGATAAATAGGATTTTATTGAAAATAGTATGTTCTGTTTGCCTTAGTCAGAGTAAGGACAGATGAGTATATCTGATGAGAGATAGTTTGAGGTAAGACATTGTAATTTTGTATTAGATTTGATTGATTATATGTAGGTTCGAGATTGGAGCTAGATTATTAGGGACTTAGATATGGCTGGGAAATGATTGAATTGGAGCTAATTGAAAATAAATCAAAAGGTAAAAATAAAATATAATATTGAAATTAATATTGATAAAGTTGGCTATTGATTAGATTTAAGAGGTTGGATTCTGATGAGTAATAATAATTTATTTTGGCATGGATTTTGTATGATTTTATATGATTTTAATATAATATAAATAATTTTGAATAGTTTTGAGTTTGAACTTAATAAGATGGGTACTGACCGAAGTGAGAAATCGAACATAGAAAATTTTGATAAAATTTAATGAAATGATAAAAAATAAGATTCGATTTTGGTTTTACCTTGTGTGAGTGGAGTTGAACTACTATAGGTTTCCGCCACTGCCCCGGAGCGTTCCCAAATGTAAACCTACCCTCCGATATGTATTATAGATATTACTGCCTATGTTGCAATTCTCCAAAAAGCAACATAGAAAAATATCTGCAAGCAGTCTTGAAGCAGTCAAAAATAGCCCAAAATTAGACGAATTAAAATAGACTGCCGGAACGTCCCGATATAGAGTTAAAAGCTAAATTTAATTAGCATTATAAACATTTTAGCACTGTTGTATTATAGACGTTATTCAATTAGTGCTTTTATCTAGTGTATTACTATATATAATACAGTTCGCCCTTCTACTTAAATTTGATAGTTGATATCAAATTGATATCATTTTAATCCACTTAACTTTTCCCTATTTATAACTTAACAAAACAACATTAATATCTTAATTTATTTCACCATATTACTTCACTATTACACGCATTTACTTAACTGCAATTTACTTCTTTACTTAATATCCACTTAATATTTACTTAATAAAAATTAATAAAAATCTCATTCTTCAGCTTCAGCCGTCCTATTTCACCCCGTCAATTTTAACAAAAATTCACCATTCCATTTGTGCACAATTTCACCCTATATTGCTTCGCTCACTAAATTATTCTTCACTAACTATCACAACATATTGTACCTAAATTTAATTTGTACTACTAAATCATACTGCAAATTGTACCGCCTAAAATCGCGATTTAACGCCCTACCTATATACTTATACTCCTTTTAAAAACGTCGCTTATAACGCCTCCTAGCACCCTTATTTGCGATATCTTCAGCAGTCTGAAACCACTAATCAAATTGCACAATTCACCTATGCAGCAGTTAAATAATTTCGTGCAATTTAGCTATTGACATTGCAGTCCGATCTATTGTAGAATTACGTTCCAGAATGTACACATAAATTCAAGCTATGTACATTTTAACTGCTTAATCAATATTCCTTTATGCATAAAATCATTTATCTACTTAATAATTAATATTACTATTTATTCAGACTGCAAGCAGACAGATCTATTTATGTTTATTTTGCATATCACATATATCAATTTAAGCATATCAATAACACATCTGCGACACGTTCCATTACTCCAGATTGATTTATATTTCAAATAATTCGACTTATAAATTAATTCCTTAAACAGATTGCACCGTGACGCGCTCCGGGTATTCACTATATATCTATATAGCCGATATCACTTGCAAGCAGTCCCGATTTACCGTCAATCCCTATTCTATTATTGCATATATCGCATATAAGCCCTTTTACAAGCCCTACAACGCGCATACACTCCAAAAAGGTATAACTTACTACCAGCGCACAAAAACGCCATACAACGCATTTTAAGTGCATTGCAAGCGATATCTATTATTTATCTGCTGTATCATCTTGTATTTGTATCCATTCTTTAAGATTGACATTATTTGATATGCAATAATTAAACATCCCAACTATTAATTGTGGTTTACTAATTTTGTTAATATTACAATAATTGTCAATCATAGCAGCATCATTTATTTTCAAGTTGGCTTGAAATTTTTGGTAATTTGCTTTATTGTATTTATTACTTGCATTTGTATGTGAATTTCCCATATATAGTATACCTACTTTCATATTAGTCAATGTGCACAAAATAAATAACATAGATTACGTATTATTTGTGTATAATACCACTAGTAAATATCCGTAATCTATGTTATAATAGCATTGTCAAAGGGAAACAGTGACAAACCCAAACCCCTTGATAAGCTCCTTGAAAATTTAGACTTTACACCAAATCAAAACCATGTTATAATAGACATAGGCAAAAACCTAATCTATTGTAAAGGTGGTGAAAAGGTGGTGAATGAAGAAATGGCAGTGTTTAAAGGTTATCTCCGAAGCCTAATGCGTCAATTAAAGTTGCTGAAAAAAGCAATCAACGAAAAAAACATTGAAGAAGCCGAAAAGCTAATCAATGAATTAATCGAAGACACACAGAACAACATAGAAGATTAACCAACTAGCGCAAATCTCCAAAGGTGTAAAGTCTAAATTAAAGGCTTTACACCTTTTTATTTTATCACAAAATTAGCCAAAAGTCAAGTACAGAAAGGAACAAAACACCATGAAAGACATTTCAAAATTCACAGACTCAGACTTAAAAGAATATGTAAAAAATGCCTGCACTCCGGAGAAAGTAATTTGCTCCAAATTTCCAGATGAAAAAATCCCCGCTGAACTCGCAGATGAGATCAACAAAATAATCAAGAAAATTGTATTCGGCGCGCTGCTTGCAATTAAATTCCGCTGGAATGAAGCAATAAAAAATGGGACTGCTGAAAATTTAATACAAATTTCAGCAGATACCGCCGAATTTACATATAACAATTTTGAGCCTCATGGAAATGGATATATTAATATATATTTGCCTATAAAAGATTTTTTCAAGTAATCACCAGTCACCCGGCGGACTCAATCAGCCGGGACACATCAGGCGACAAAGCGCACGAACTTTAGAGCCTGCACCAAAATCAAGAAAAACACAAACAGACAAACCGATATTAAGGAGGATAAAATCATGTTAAAAGCTAATTCTAAAAAGGCATCCGAAAACATCCGCGCTTACATCATAGCTAACTTCGATCCGTCTAGTTATGACGAATACAAGGGACTTAACAATACTACAGATTTTTCTGTAGTTGCTGAAACAGTCTACAAGGTTTTTCGTGCTGAAGGCTATAACAAAATTCAGAACAATGCCACGGAGCTTGAAGCATTCATTGACTGGATGCAAGGACTTCCAACAATTTTTAACGCTGATTATTATTATAATATCAGCGCCGTTGAACTCCTGGCAACGCTGCTTGAAGAAACAGACAGCGAAAAAGCAAAATACAATGAACGTGAAGCCGAAGCTTTTTTAACACGGCTGATTTATCGTGAAATCAAAAAGGCTATAGGCTGAATTTTCCCGCCGTTTTTAGTGGTTATTTAGGCGAAAAACAAAACCACCACCAACGGCGAAGCCGTAAACCTTGCAAGCCCTTCAATCGTGAACACGCTGCGGAACGTGCTTTTATTAGTACTTGTAATTGCATTCTAAACGGTTTTTCAAGTCCGATAATACATCAACCGTTGTTTAATCGTTGCAACGTTAAACAAAACGATCACCACGCCGGAGGGCGTTAAACTCGACACATCAATAACACACGGAGGATAAAATGGAATATCATTATTTAGCAGTTAAGGTATTATCGGCAATAAATGCCGATGGATCAAAAGAATACAGCTATGGAATTATTGAAGCTGAAACCGGGCGAAACGTAAGCTCCATTAATTCTAATGAATATCTAAAGAACGTACAGAAATACATTTTATGTACAACAACTTTAGAAACATGGAGAATGCTCGAAAAGTTTTCTACCGATCCTAAAGCTATAGAATACTATGAAAAACAGTATTCTAAAGAACTATTAAAATAATCAGTCGTTAGGGCGACTATAAAAAGGCATTCAAGCCCTAAGCGTTTAGCAGTCTTTTGACTGCTAAGGTATGCAAAACGCATAAATTAAATCAACATGGAGGAATGACAGATGTATTATTACATTGTTGTTGATAAAGTCGGAAAAACTCTTGAAATTTTCCCGGCTAAAAGTTGTGAAGCTGCAACAGAAAAAGCCTATGCAAAAGCACGCTTAAACATAGAATTAAGCGGTATACAGTCAATTCAATTCTGCAACCGTTTCAAAGCCTTTACAAGGGAGCTTTCAACAGTGGAACGGTTGAGAAATACCGCTGAAGCTATGCATAATAAGGGGATAACCGTGATTGAATGCGTGATTGAATAATCACTTCCTGCCCTTTAACGGAGTAGGCGAAAAATAAACCGTTTATATATCGGCTGAAAGCTTGAAATGCTTGAAGCCGTCACCAACACAACAAAACAGAAAACAACGGAGGATTTAACCATGTATTACACATTCAGAGACAACAGGAACGCTAAATTTTGCGCCTATTTACCTAATAGCAAAGAAGCGGAGATTTTCGCCAACAGAAACGCCCTTGAAATAATCGGCGCTGCACTCATGGAAAATTATTGATTGAGGGGGTAAACAATGAACATAACAGCGAAATATAATCGGAAAAATTTTTTCGGAGATAGTGAACACATAGAAGATATCAAGTATAATGCAAGGCTTGAGGATCTGAAAAAGGCTTTTTCTGCTCTTAAAAAAAGCAATGATTTTTCACTCCAGATTGATAACTATTGCTTAATATGGGACACTATGGCCGATTTTGAAGGTAAAATATTGACTTGCTATGAATGGGAAAAATCAAACAGTCGCAAGGAGTATGTATGGGATTTTGACGGATGTAAAAAACATTTTTACGCTATGTTAAAAACAACGAAATAATTTAAAGCCCCTGAAGAGTCGCTGAAAATTGCGACGAAACAAAAACGGCTGAAAAGTCGCTTTTGTCGGGCTGAATAAGTCACTATAAACACATTGAGGAGGTGTAAAGGGATGATTAAAATTGATATGTGGTATGGCGACAAACCCATAGAAGCGGACAAAATCGACATTACTTTTAATGATCTTGATGCACGGTACAGAGGCAACATATACAAGCAAGGGCACATAATAGGTGACTATACTTGCATAGACTCAGCAGAACTTGAAAAGGCATTCCCGCAGCTTGTATTTAACTGGGATTAATTTACAATAAAATTCACATTTGATATTGTCTAAAATACTTCCAGCGTGAAGCCTAACCGCCTCCGCTGCATATCTCCCAATTATCCGCATGAGGATAAAAGGAGAACCAAATAACACGAAAAACACACGGAATAAACCAAACGACAACAGGAGGTAAAACATTATGAAAAAGGTATTATATTTTGAGGGCGCAGGTAGTGCAAAAGCTGGTGAAGTTTCAAATTGTCGTATTCGTACAGCATTTACTAACGATGACGGAAAGAAAATCTATATTGAATTACTTTCTTATACCGTTGAAGCCATCGATCATAAGAAGTGGAAGCGTTATTCTGAATATGAAGTCGGAACGGTTTTAGGCTTTTGTGACTATTGCCATTATATTACGGGCGATCTCAGCGTTGATGACTGTAACGAATCTTGTTTACCTTGTGAACGTAAAAAACAGTTTATTTACACATATGAGGGCATAAAGAATTTTATTAATGAAAATTGCAATGCCTCATTTGATGAAATTGTAGTACTTGACAATTTAGCAGGCTACAGAGTTTTCAACGATAACGGAAAAAAGAACACTTTAGAGATGTATAATTACGGTGATACATTCGCATATGATGCCGCATTGACAGAAAAACGCATTGCGAAAGTTGCGGAATTATCGGAGCATTTCAAGCAGGCTTTCAATCAGGAGCACGACAATACAAGTTATTATATTGAAAATGGCGTGTTAAATGTATGTTTGAATGTGTCGGACAATGTGAGAAAAAAGGCAGGTTACACAAATCGCTGTTTTACAGTAGAAGTATAACATTACTACCGAGCCGGGCAACGTCCCCGGCAATATATCCAGATTGAGTGCATGAACTCTTGACGGATCACCAACACCAAACACCAACAAACACTAACGGAAAATTAAACAGGAGGACAATAAACCATGACAACACATTATCTTGACACTGAACACGGCTATATAATTAACCGTGAGTATTTGCGGAAGATTTTTGACGAGCTAACCGCCGAGGAACGGCAGGAGTATAACAGCTTTGAAGATTATATATCCTCTTGTCTGGAACGGAATAACGGCATATTAAAGCCATTGACAATGGAAGAGTACAACAGCATGATGAATGATATTATGGCTAGATGTTGATCATGGCTAGATGTTGAGGAGGACAAACAGCAATGAAGATATTACACAAGTCTATCATGTGGACAAAAACAGACGATAACCGCATATTCTTGATGACGGAAAATCCCTACACAAAACGCCACAAATCAAGCTGTAAATCTCCCGTGATACTCCATACCGAACCCAACACAACGGACGGTATGGAAGCAATGAGAACGTATATAGCGGAAAAATTCGCCAATGCGATAATCATTGAAGATGACGATACCAGCGTTATTGCTGAAGCGTTGAAAACGGTATATTTTGACTGAGGAGGAATAAAGCCATGTTAGCAGAAAAAACACTTAATATACTTGAGGAAAATAATATTACAGTATATAACAGGACGGAGCAAGACGGCGAATTTTGCCGTGACATTGAATTTTATTCAAATGCTGATGAAGATGTCATTGAAACAGTGTGGTATGACGGTACAGACAGCGGATTTATTGAGGAGTTTAGACAGCTTGCGAACGATTTTGATGCAGATGAGCACGCTGAAATGTGGATACCTCATAGAGGAGAAAACGGAGTACCGGACGATATTAGAACATTAATTGATGATGCTGAAGGCATAAAAAATAAACTGCGGTCAGTAGCAGAACAGTTAAAGGAAATAATCAAAGAAAAACACTGCTATACAGTTACTATCACTATTTCAAATGGCGAGGAAGAAAATACTCTATCATTTGAAACTGAGGCGTATTCTTTGGAAGAAGCAACAGAAGCAATTCGGTTACAGTTTGATGTTTAAGGGGGGGTAACTATGACTTACAAATATGCTCTTGAAAAGCACGATATCTCACGCATTGACAAACTCAACAAATTAACTAATGCTAATACATTTTGGGAAGATGTGCGGAAACTCTGTCGAGGAGTAGCAAGCGATCATGCTATAGGCAGATGGCAGTGCTTAGCGGAAAATCGTTACAAGGAACTTACCGGAGATATGGAGGAGGACTAAACACAATGAAACTTACACCAAAACAGCATAAAATCCTATCTACCCTTTATCATGACTACACAGCTATTGATACGGAAGCCGACTTGAAAAAGCGGAAGATTTCGCTTGCTGACTATCGTGCTATACCGGAAATTTTCGGAGAGGTACAGAGACACGGAACAACAAAGTGTTTTATCTCATCAATAGCGGAATACTTCAAGAAGCACGGATTCGCAGTTGCACTTGAGCCTGACGGCGTGAATTACAACATAAGCATTTGAGGAGGAATGAATCATGACAAATGCAAAATTTTTTAGAGATATTGTAACTGATATCCTTATCTCCAAGAATAAAGAAATAAAAGTGGAAGACTTATATTTAAATCAGACACTGATGTACTACTCTTTGTCGTATATGCCTAAATACCCAGAAAAAACAGCTGCTGATTTCGTTGTGTATCGAAACGTTTTTGACGGAACGATGTCATTATATTCAAATTTAGACGCAATGATACCAACTATACGGCATTTTGAGAATATGTCAGATTTTAATCTTAGACTTTGATTTATGATAAATTATTGTACGATAAAATAACAATTCTATGAGGAGGTTTTTGCAATGATAACCAAAACAGGCGCTTGGATAGCTGAAACAGACTACACAAATTACCCAGAGGATGAAATGTGCTTTATGGACAGAATAGCACAGATCATTCTGCGGAAAATTAAGGAATACAACTATAAGGTTGAAACTACAGTGACAAATATCTGTGAAATGTGCCTTGCGTATGCTGAATGTTTTGCAGAAGATGAGCCTGATATGTGTGATGAACACGGAATAACCATTGAGGGCGTAGCCAACTACATAGAAGCAGAAGGCAGAATCGGATTATCAGAATTTGACTGCTATTGTTAAGGAGGAATTAACATGACTATTCTTGAATTAAGCAACATAATGGAACAGGGCACGGAAATTTTCGTTAAAGTAACTGATGATGGGAAAGAAGTCACAATCCCGCTGACAAACGGATTATGTGGTACATCTTTTGCTACAATGGAAATCTGGGGTAAAGTTAAGCCCATAGCAAGGAATGCCGTTGAGGTTGAAGTAAATATCCCTTATTCAGTAGCAAGAGAATGGAAGAAATACAACGAAAAGAATTACATTGAGGAGGATTAAACCATGGTATCATTAAGAAAAACAGTAAATCTCACAAAGAAGCCACTACCCTGCTACAAAGTTGAGTTACGGAAGCTGCCTAGAGCAGACCTGCGGAAGAAGGTGATAGTCTGATGTTTGGAATACTTTGTTTGTTATTTGCCGTCTTTTGCGATTTCAAAGATATGTATATCGGTAAAGGAATGCCTCCAGCTCAGCAGCGTTATGGAAAATTTGTAGCAGATAACGATAAAATCTGGTACGATCATCTCAATAAGTGTATGAAGGGACGAGAATCATGGGCAAGTTGGGACGATCCCCGGATCAAGTGGGAGGACAAATTGAAATGATAAAGCCCAAATACGGTAACTATTCCGGCTACGGAAGATGTTGGTATATACGCTATGGAAATATAGCAACAGTATCATACATCAGCAGTGAGAGGTGCAAAGAAAAGCACATACAGAAGTTATTAAAGCTCGGTTATTCAGAGGAAGAAATCAGCAGGCACTTCTGAATTAACTGTGCTGAAAACAACACAAAAACACGTTGACGGAACATTGAATATATGGTATAATAAGCATGAGGAATCATGTAGAGTTGTGCCGTACATAAACACTTATAGGAAGAATTTATTATGAAAACTAAACAGGAACTTTTGCAGATGCTTTTTGCGAAGCTGGCTGAACTTCAAGACTTGAATAAAAAAGGGTTTACCACTAAAACGGTTTGGGAAACAGCAAATCTTACTGCTAAACTTCAGGCAGAAGTCGCATTACTCTATGATATCCTCGGAGAGGACGTCCCCGAAGAATATTGGGAGCAAATAGAGGAAGTAATCTAAAAGCTGACCCGGCAGCTATAAACAGCCATTAAGCCGAGAGCGTTTGACAGTCTGAAATAAGGCTGTCAAGGTTGGAAAATAAACATTAGACACATTGAGGAGAAATAAGAATGAATTTCAAAATAATTATTCATAAAACACATCATAAGGTAAAGAGAATAGATGCAAGCTTCAATTCAGACATAAGAATACAGTTATTTTCTTTGCTAGAGAGTAACGGAATAGATATTGTAACGGCTGATGAAGCAGTGACTTGGTGTAGCGATGCACCTGCCGGTGAAAGTTATAACACAGATGATCTTGATATTTATATTATGGAGGAATAAAAATGAATGTGAACGAGATAATTGATATTATTTCCAACTACTCAGATGATGGTTTAAAAATACTTGCTAAGCAAGCACTAACCTTATCTGAAATAGGTGCAACAGCAGAATACCCACTACGAGAATTAATAGATAACTATCCTATGGGCGATATGGATGGCGTTTCGGCTGTTCCACAACTTATAATGCAGGAATGCACAAAAAGATGGATAAAAAGTGAGGAATAAATCAATGACATATCCCGAAAACATACTCCGCATAGTGCGCCAAAATCTTAACCTTGAACCGACAGATGCAAGTAAAGACGATGAAATCAATGCTATGAGCCAGTCAGAAATCTTTAATTGCGTTTGTGAATGGGAAGGAATTATCGGCTATAGCAGAACTATCCGTGGTTGGATAAAAGATATTTACGGAATAAATCTTGATGAGAAGTGAGGATGATATAGTTATGTTTGAGGTAATGACAGATGAGCAGTATTGGACTTTTGATGACAACGATCTTTTGAAATCGGTAATATGTTTTATTGATGGAAAAGAAGTTGATATGCCTGTTATATGGGATAAGACTGGTGCATACGTTGAATACAACGGTCAGCGTGCATATGTTCTTGTCAATAATTAAGGAGAAACATATAATGTTAGGACAATACATCTGTTTTCTTGAACTCTTTGAATACGGTGATTTCATCGAGGATGTTTCTGAAGATGGAAGTTTCACTTTGTGCGTAGATTTTGAAAACTATGCAAAGCATTTTGATACAACTGAAGAAGCTATAACATGGGCTAAATCTCACAGGCTTAAAGACGGAGAATTTGGCGTTAGGTGTTATTGGACAGAAACGGAGGAGAATACATAATGAATTTGGTAGTAAAAATCCTAATGGAACGTGGCAACATGACCGAGCAGGAAGCAATAGACCTCGTGAGAGAAACAAAGGAAGAATTAATGAACAGCCCGTGTAGTGACGGTGCAGATATCATTATGGATAATTTAGGTTTAGAACCAGATTATATAATGGACATTCTGGAGATTGATTGAGGAGGATTAAAACTATGAAACCTACAAAGGAAATAGTAGAAAAATTAAATAGTCAATATGGCTCAATCAAGTGGACAGACATCTATGATAGTGAGGAAGAATTAGTCAATGATCTGCTCCACATCACCATAAGAAAGACATACCCTGACCCTACAAAAGGCTATGAATACCTGTCAAGTTTCCAGAACAGATTGAAAGCTGGCAATAGTTTGACGGAAAAACAGATGACTATGTTAAAAAGACTTGCGTATGTTGTGGCGTATGAGAAATATTGCAGAGGACAAATATAGCCGTGAACTTGATTAACTGGATAAAACGCCAGATTAAAGCCTATAAGCAAAAGAAACTCGAAGCATGGGAAATCAGACAATTGCCAGAGGATTGTCAGCAATGTGAGTTGCTAGGTATCTGCCGGGATAGAAAAAATGATTGGAAATGCAGACGTAGATGTTTGCTGTGGTGATTTGAGAGGAGGAAGATTTAATGTATATTCTGTATTACAAAGAACTTTATATAGTGCCTGAACAGTTGACAAAGAATCGAACTTGTCAAAGTTGGCGTAACAAACAAATAGCTATGTGTGAAGAGGAAACGCCATTGATAGAATATATTAACAAACAAAAAGACCCGGATAAATATTTTATTGAAAAAGGCAGCTTTTGAATAATAAAATAAACATTTTATCGGGAAATATGCTCAAAAGAATGGCTTAACAAAGCCATTTATTAGGGCATTCATTACAGGTTATATCCAGATAACGGATAAAATTCAAAGAAAAGGTGGATCATTATGGGAAAATCTCAGACAAAAGCAAAGAATAAATATAATGCTAAGGCATATGACAGGATATCTGTTACAGTCAAAAAAGGCGTAAAAGAAGAATGGAAGTCCGAAGCCGAAAAGAGGGGATTAAGTCTCAATGCCTTTATTGACAAAGCCATAAATCAGATGATGGCTGTTGTTGATAATAATAACACTATTGAAAACACCCTTGCTCTTGATAATGATACAGAGTTACCAAGTCCTACAGAGCAGAATATTCAAGAAGTTTCGGAAACAGATATTCTTAATAATGCACTTATAAAAATAGCAGAAAGTTGTCAGAAATTGTTATCTGCTCATCTTGACCTAATCAATTTATTCCCATATGATGAAAGCAATGAGGAGGAAGAAGATGATGAAATTACAGATATGATTATTTTAAGATGCCCAAGTATATATGGGAATAATGAAGATGCGATTGAAATAGATTTTGAAATTGACGATAGTGCTGTTGATAAATGGTTACAGTTTTTGTTAGCTAAAGGCTGTGACGAAAGGTTAAAAGACAATCCTTATTTGGAGGCATGATATGTTTAATGAAGAAGAAATGATTAAACTATGTCAAGAATTGGGGATTGACCTTGTTGAATCCGAAACTAAAAAACCTCAACTAGATGGGAAAGACTTAGAAATTGAAGATATTGTTTCGATTTTTAAAGGGAAAGAAGGCAAAATAATTATGAAGTATCTGATGATAACACTGCATGACAAAGATTTTTACGAGGAGCTAATATACCTCGGGAGATATATAGCCGACAGAGTAGAAAATTGTTTGTTTGATGCTGACAAGATAGACGATGATTTCAGAAAGTCAGTAATTAGTTACATTATATCGGTTTATATGCTACAAACTGGAAATTGGGATAAAGATCATCTGTATGACTTCCCCAATGGCAAGGAACTGTCCGACATAAGAGAATATATTGACGAGCATCTACAAATAGAAATCGTTGATAGTGATGAAGTTCATTCTGATAATGACGATACGCTATATGTTTTGCTAGGCTATAATTATAATTTAATTGAACAATGGTTTATTGTATAAGATGAAAGGAGAATTTCATCATGAAACCAAAGAATAATTTTAAGAGAAATCATCTTATTAATTTAATTATCAGGTTTATCTCGAAAGATAACTTTTATGTTTGTGAGGTATGCCACCATGTTCATAAAAGAAATGGAAGAAAAGAGAGGCAATGTTTTATAAATCTAGAAAATGAAGTTAAGAGATTGCGTGAACAAATAGTTTGCACTGGCTTTTGTAATGGATTTTTTATTGATTAAGGAGGAAGAACTATGAATTTTGAAGACCTCTCCCCTGCCGAGCAGGAAGAAATGAAAGAAACGTTCTCGCTATGGAGAAAACCGCCAGAGTATTTTGATAAGATTGTTAATTCCGGAATGTGCAACAGCATCATCAACGGATACATCCTCCTTGCTTTTGACATAGTAGGCATTAAGCCACCGAAAGGAATATCACATCTTCTTGATGAGTATTCTGCTGATGAAGCAAGAAAAAGATATCAAAACTAAAACCAAAAATATTAAAAATCCATCTTCTATCCGAGGGTGGATTTTATTTTTGCTTAAATAATGTATAATTTTTATGAAAATCGGAATAAGATACTTGACATAGGGAATAAATTATGATAAAATAAATAATTAGTAAATGGCATATATTTCTTAATTTCAAAATGGAGCATGGAGGTTAATATGGCATTTGAAGATGAGCAGGTAACGTTTGACGAAACTACACAGAATACAGAATCAGAGAATCAGTCTGAACCCATAGACGAAAATTCTGTTATGGGAAATAACCGCGAAGAAAAGCCTAAGAGCCACAGAGGCAGACCTAAAAAAGGAGAATCCTCGACTAAGCCAGCCGGCTCTAAGAAGGCTAAAATCAAAGATTGTGAGGTTGAAATTACCGAGGATAGTCATATTCTGTCCACGGATGATTTAAAGCTTAATGCTGACACATGGAGTGTCAGAGATATTTATATCAAATACACAAATAGTAATAAACTTCTTGATTTTGAAATCCCACAGCAGAGAGCCGTTGTATGGAAGAAAGATAGAAAGTCGGCATACATTCATTCCATTCTCGCCGGACTGTATAAGTTCCAGCCTGCATTCATAGTAAATCAGGTCGGCAAGGGGAAGATGAAGCTTTATCAGGTGTATGATGGTAAGCAGAGAATGCTCGGCTCAATCGTTTCTTATCTGAATGATGAGTTCACCCTGTGCGGATTAAAAAACGACCCTCTGATTGAGTGCAACGGGCATTATTACAACGTTAATGGTTGCAAGTTTAGTCAGTTACCGGAAGAACTCAAGGAGAAGCTCAGAGGGGCTTCTATGAATATCTTGATAGCCGATAACACATCGGAAGAAATAATGAGGTTTATTATGCTCAGAATTAATTCTGGCGAGCAGATGACCCCATTTGATGTGGCAAGAATAAGACGTTCTGATATGGATGATTTTGAAGCATTATCAAAACATGAGATTTTCAAGGCGATGCTTACAATGAATAAATTTAATCAGAAGAAATATCATGAAATCATTGCAAAGACTTATATTGCTCTGTATGAGGACGAGCCGAAATATTCGGGAAAGCATATTAACGAAATAATTGAAAACCTCGAAATAACAGAGGACAAGCAGGAAGAAATCAACGGCATTTATGATAAGTTGCTCGGAGCATATAATATTCTTGTTGAAAAAGGTTCTGCTGTTGCAAAGACGATGTTCAACATAACCAATTTCACAAGTTATTTGCGTTATGTAAACAAGCTTGATAATTCCGAAAAACTTGCTGATTGGTTAGATTATTTCTTCTGGAACACACCCGAGGAATACAATAGTAATCATTCTACAACAAAGAATGAAATTTTAACTAGAATGAATATTATCAAGAATAGCATTGATGAGTTTCTTAGCAAGCAGTAAACAGGCATAAAAATAACACAGCATTACTTAATAGTGATGCTGTGTTTACTTGTATCATATGGCTAACAAAATAGCTGAAGAGATGTCATGAAATGAGTGTTTTATCGTAAGATTTACAGGTCAAATTTTAGAAAATCATTGACAATTGGCAAGATTTATGGTATAATATGTGACGTGGGGAGAACTCACTCTGATTTTTTGTACTTTTTGCAGACGTAAAATAGGCGGTCAGCCCTCTGACACTAGCAATGGTAGAAAGGGGGTTGATATCACATACCTTTGCTAGAATCTAAAAGCAGAGGAAGTGAGAAAATGCTTACTGTTGATTCGTACATCGGTCTTGCAGGCTGCGCAATTGCAGTTTTAGCAATTATCGTTGATATAATTTTGAGCAACAAGAAGTAATCCGCCTAGTCCCAATAGGCGGATTATAGTTCTTTAACTGTATGATACCGAGGGCAACCGTCTATGGGTTCTCCTCGCATTATTATTATATCACTTTGTATTGATTTTGTCAATATAAAAATATACAAAATTAAGCACAAGATTACTAATATAGAATATTGAAAATTAAAAGGGATTATTTTATAAAAAACAATCCCTTTTTGTTATTAAATAACCATTTTCCCTGTTGATTTAAGAATCTGATAGACTTTCCAATTGAATGCCCAAATTAACCGAAGCAAGGATTTTCATTAATGTTATTGTTTGCGGAACAGCCTGAAGATTTTCAAAACGAGCAATAGTGACCTCGGGAACGTCGGAAGCAATTGACACATCAACGGTGGACATTTTTAATTTCCGCTTTGCTTTCATATACTTCAATAAGATTTCAAAATATTCCTGAGTTGTTTGGTCTGATAGTGTCGTTAGAAAAACTTGCTTTATATTACCCTTGTCTTCGTTGGTTAGGACTGTTGTATTCTGTGAAAAAAGCAACTCTTCTATTGTCTGCTTCATAATTTAATATCCACCTTTCTATGTTTTAACCTTTGTATGCGTTAACCCTAGCCATATATGTTATAGCTAGGGTTATTATTCAGTTCGGTACAGAATTACGAAATAATGTTGCGATCGGGCAGCTCGTTACTGATAACTTCAAGACTCAAGATTAAAGCCTTCTTTTCTTCATCAAGCAATGTTAACTGAAGATTTATTTTAGTGCAAATAGAGCCATTGGTTGAGAAATTCGACAGTTCCAAAAAATATCCGTTAAGCTGTTCTTGAAAAAGGAAAGAATTGTTCCATCCGATCACAAGGGCTTTAAAAACCTGTTGGGCGACTGCTTCACCGATACGCATCTTGATTAAATAGTCCAGAAGCTTATCGAGGAATAAATCAATTATTTCGAGAGATTTATTCTCCAAAAATACCGAGGGTGCATAGAAGATTTTATCATCAATGACTATGTAGTCAGCGACATCTTTGAATCCTACGGGTCTAGCGTTTGCGTATTCTCCCATTGTAGAGGCTCCTTTCTATTTGTCAACAGTTACCCTCATTTTCGAGGGGTGTAATTATATTATACATCGTTTTGCGTTCTAAATCTATAGTATATTTATATAAATAGTTTT